AAAGCATAGGCAATGAAGCAAGCTGGGGAGAGGTCATATTCATGAGCCAACCAAATATCTTCTTCGGTTGTTTTCAACTCCGCAACAGAACAGCAGCACTTTGCCTTAAAATTCTTCACCATCCAGTCATATACATATTCATTTGCACCATTCCAGAGATATTTAACTCTAACTGGAAGTCCATAATGATGATAGAGATATTCGGCACAGCAGGTAAGAATAGTTTTGCCATACCCCTGGTGCATATAGTTTCGATCAACGAACCATTCGGAGATAGTCCATTTTCTATCTTTAACGCTTATGCAGCATCTTCCGATCTTTTTCCCATCGTCATCTTCCATAAAGGTTCTATAAACATTCTCACCCTGCTTTTCCGTCCAGACCAACATATTTATACCTCTTTCCTTATATAATAATTATATCATAAAAAAAGAAGATAATCAATTATTGATTATCTTTATCGCGGATAGCCGGTTCAATGATGCATGTAATCCAAACTGTATTTGCTAGTACCAGAAAGAACGTAGCTTTTTCAATATTGCCTTGTGAGAAATTAATGCCTGCTACTACCATATCCAACAGTGCAGCAATGGTGGCGAGTATTTTTGCAAAATCTGACATTTACTTATTCCTTTCCTATATAGAAGAAAGGGGAGCTTATGCTCCCCTTGTTGTTGCTCAGGCTACCGCCCAGGTTGCCTTCTCCTTGCCCTTAGCAGGAGTCTTGACGAGGTTCGCATCGTTGAGGACACGAGCCGCCTTCTGGTTGGAGAAGCCGAACTCGTTCTGGATGTCAGCGCAGGTTACAGTTCCAACCTGAGCGACATACTCCTGAACCTTGGCGATGTCGTTCTGATGAGCGATCTGAGCCTTAGTCGGCTTGTCAGACTTCACAGTCTTATGAACGGACTTGCGAGCGCGTTCAACGAGGAAGTCGAAGTCCTCACGAGTGAGAGTTTCGTAAGCGATAGAGTCGATGCGAGCGTTGAGAGTAATCTTGTTAGTCATAGTTTTATCACCTTTCCTTTTCTATATCTGTAAGAGATTTCTTATCTCTTTACATACTTATTATATCATGATTTTTTAAGTTTTTCAACTTTTCGTTTGTAAGGTTGAGAAGGTCCGGGGCGTATAGTCCAGCAGCTCTCCCGTTTTAATTTTTAGGACTTTGTGCCTTCCCTTATCTTACATATTTATTATATCATGAATTTTTTAATTTTTCAAATTCGTGATATTTCGTCTGAACCCTATTTGTTCCTCACCCCCGATGCCTTCTTTATTTATAGACGCTGCGGACTACGGGGAATTTCAGGTAGAGGTAGGGCAATAAGCTAACCATGAACTGATTGGCTTATTGCGATATCTCTATCGCAAGTAATTTAAGGTGAAGTCTATCATCCTCCAATAGTAGCCGCACCAACCGCAGGGGGCGTAGGTAGAGTGATTAGCTCTACTCCATTCAGCGCTCCCGAGGACTTGAACCTCTGCTTACTATCCCTTCCTTACATTATTATTATATTATATTTTTTAAGATTTTTCAAATAAGGGCGGAAGAGTTGCGGATGACGGTCCGCCTCTTGCTTCGGGTTTCATTATGCGGAGGTACCTGGAAGCCGTAGAGCACTAATATCCAGGATTCATTATGCATACACCTACTACCGCGCCAACGCCCATGTTTGAATTTTCATCGGTCACACGCTTTCGCCACCAACACCGATGTGTCCGCTCTATTTACCGCCGAGCCAGCCACGTCCTTTTTACCTTTAGGTCGGGGGACGTATCCAGGCTTATAAATCCATTAAGACTCGCCATGGCAGTCATAACTTTTTTATAATACCCGTAAGGCTTTCCTTACATTATTATTATATAATATTTTTTTTAATTATTCAATTATTCATCTTCAAATCCAGCCCCGTACAGATAATCATAGGTACATTCCCAATGAGTACCGTCCGGTTCAGTCATTTCCGCATAGTAAGGTCTGTTTGAAACAAAATGAAACTTATATCCATGAGATTCATATTCTATATCATAGTCACCCCAGCGATCAAAATCATCGTTTTTAGTTTCAGGAATAACAATCTTTTCAGGATACTCTGCTTCTTCTGGCCAGTAATAGATTCCTGGAAGTCCTTGTTTATGACATACTACACGCATGGGACCATCTCCCATTATTCCATGATGGATATATTCTACCCAATCTTTGTCAGGATAATCTGGTGTTTCCTTATCACTTCTTTTATAAATCAAATGCGCCCAAATTCGCAGACCGCTTGGAATATTATCTACACTATCGCCAAAAGTATCAATATCTGAAGCAAAAACTGCAACATCTTCTTTATCTGTTCTGCGTTCTCCGTTGCAAGTAACGAACGCACCATAATCACTATAAGCCATTTAATTATTCTCCTCCATAAGCTAAACATCCTGCGATAATAATAGACAGTCCAATAAGTTGTGCATCATCTGAAACTCCTGTCATGTCACCACCCCTTGCATATAGGATAAAAGATATGTATAAATATGTACAAAATAACGCATATAAAATATTAATAAGTCTATTCATTTAATATACACCTCTTTTGTGATCTTCCATTTGTTCGAGAAAATCAGAATATCCTTGTGCGCCAAAATCAAGAAAATCAAAAAACTCTTTTGAAGTAAAACCATTGGCTTCACAAAATTCATTAAGAGACCAATAACGTTCTTGACATTCATCCTCAATAGCACTCTTAATTCTTAAAGCAATATCCTTCATATTCCCTCCTTACCTATATATAATGGTATAAAATAAATGAATCGTATTGCCGCGCGCGTTGTTGTGATAATGTACATCAACAGGAACTATTTTAATATCTTCAATAATAGGATTCTTTTCTTTAATCCAAGCATTAATACAATCGTCAATATCTTCTGGATATTTTAGCTTGGTAATATCTTCTTTATACCATTCGGTATATTCGTCGTCTCTTAATATAAAACTTGCCGTATTAGATACTTCAAATTCAAAAGTTTTAATCATAAAAAAATTCCTTTCCTATTATTATTATAACATATATAATAAAAAAATCAAGTGTTCGCGCACTTGATTTAGTTTAACATTCCGTTTCCTTCTGGAACTTCGATATATCCAAGACCATCTTCGTCTGTTTCATAATAACTCAAATCGACTTGAGATCCAAATAGATCTAGAGTGTCAATAACGCAATCTAATACATCATTAGGATCATAGTCATTATCTTGCGCATATTCACAGACCTGATCTATGATTAGCGCAGAAAGATGAGCGATATAGCGAACTATTTCTTTCGCTTCTTCGACATCAACATCATCATCTGCTATAATATCTACATCACTAAGCTGCTCTTGAATTGGTATTTTGTACTTCTTCATCTTCTGGTTCCTCCAATCTGGTAGAATTCTTTTTACGAGCCATTTCTTCCTCGTAATAACAATCTAAACACATTCGTTTCCCGAAGATATTTCGTACTGTATCCGAAACATATCTGTGACATTTGGGACAGCGCCACTTCTTTTCTTTGATTCCGTGTTTTCCCTTGAAATCATCGAAACTGATATAACCTTTTGGCATAATTAAATACTATTTCCTTTCTCGTCTTCGAATTGTAAATAAGGGTATTTTATTGATGAAGTCGTTGTAAAATTGCATTTGCCGCACGAATACTTATATAGAGGAGGATCAGTCATATAAACGACTTCTTCTGGTGTTAATTCTTCGTGGCAATAAGGACATAATGCTTGTACATAAACTGGCCTTACCACCGTTCTTTTCTCTTCAATTTCCATAATCATATTATACAAAAATTTTTGCTTTCCCGCAACTTTCCATTACAAAAATTTTTTGGTATAATAATCATATAAAGGAAGGTGCTTTTGAATTGACTTTTAAAGAATTAACTGATAAGTATTACGATGCAAAATGGACAGTTCAGGAGACGGAGAAGGTATTAGAAGCTGCCGTGAAAGAATATTTAAATACCTGGACTAATTGTAAGGTAAAAGATATAACCTCAATATCTTATGCGCCGTTTCCAAATGTATTTGTAATTTATACTTACGATAAATATAGTAACTTTAAAATTTATGAGATTCCGTATGATGACGAGGTACCTGGAGGAGAAAATGGAATTTAAAATATTGGAAAAGATTCAGAAAGATCTTGATAGAATAGAGAAGTCAAAAATTGTAAAAACAGAAGACGGAGGAACTTATCGAGTTCCATATACTGAAAACGATACAGGTGTTCTTTTAGGTTATCAAGCTCAAATCATGGCCGCAGAAGCAGACATTCTATCTGAAATTTTAGAAGAATTAACAAAATTAACTGAAAACAAAGAATAAAAAAAAGTCCCGCGAAGATACGGAATAACGTATTGACACGGGATTTTTATTATGGTATAATAGTATAAAGAGGATAATGGCATATGAATAAAGATTTAGTTGTGTATGTGTTTGTAGGTTTATACTTTTTAGCGCAAGCAATAGATATATATAATAGATATAAGAGGAAATAATATGTTTATAAGAGTTACTAAGGAAGTAGCAGCAACACCTGTATATATTAATGTAAATAGTATTGAAAGTATAGAACAAGATGGTAACACTACTATTATTGTTACTAATAATGATAAATGGTATTATGTAAAAGAATCTGCTGATGATATTATACGAATGATAAACTGTACTAATATGTTATCGGTGAGTTAGCCAAGCCGAAGGCGCAGGCTAAACGAACCAGGAGAAAAGTTGCGAAGCAACTTTCTCTCCGTCTAAGCGGAGCGAAGCGACGCAAGTATAAAGGAAAATATGAAAGTAGAAGAAGTTATAGAAAAATTAGAAAAATTTAATCCAAAAGCCGAGATAATTTTTTATGATTGGCAGAGAGGAACTTTTATGGAAGTTTCTTCTATTTGGGGAGAAAGTGATATAGCTTACGTTCAAGTAACTATGGGAGATAAATGGTATGGCAATTAGAAAAGATATAGAAGATTTAATGGCAACGGAAGTTCAGCGTTTTAGAGATGAACTTCTTACTGAAGCCGAATTGGCGCAAATAAAAAATGATGTAATGGCTTTCTGCATTATTGAAATAAGAAAGTTCTGCGGTGAAGATATCTTTGAGCGCAAGAATGAAGAGTTGAAAGAAAAAGGTTTTAATAGAGAGAAGATTAAAGTAAAACTTAATCTAAAGAAGATGAATTAAATATGGAAGATAAATTAATAGTATGGTATAGTAGAAAGGGAGAAGTTCTTGCAGTATTTCCTGATCTTGAAACCGCAGTTAGAGAAACTGGTATTAATAAAAATATCATTTTCCGCAATCTTAAAGGATGGATGAATGACTGTCCTAATGGAACTAGGTTTAGATATGAGATAAAAGCAGGAGACTTGCGCCGCAAAAAGATTAAAGAAAGAAATTTAAAAGAACAAGCTAAAGCAGATAGATTATGGAAAGAGTTGGGAGATATAGAAGATGATCGACATTAATGAAATGACAGAAGATAAGTTCTTAGAGATTTGGGATAAAGATAAAAATGCTATTAGACAATGGGATGATTTAAGAGAATATCTTGATGAAGTAATTGGCGTATATAAAATAGAGATGGAAGATATAGATACGTATAAGGTGCGTATTTATGGTTTTGATATATATAAAATAAAAGATAGATATTTTAAAGTACCATATTTAGATTATAGTTGCGATTGCGAATGGTATCAAGATGATATGCAGGAAGTCCAAAGAAAAATATATACTAAAAGGATAGAAGTAGAAGAATGGCTCTCGATGCCAGATTAAGATTAAATATGCGGCCAATAGTTCTCGAAGAAGAACATGAGCCAGTCTCAAGATGCTATTGTGGCGGCTGGCCGCATCTTAATCATATAAGAGATAGAGTTTGGATTTCTTGTTCTGCTCCTGGATGCCGCGTGCGCAGTCAGATATATGATGAATTAGAATTAGATTATGCGATTCATGATTGGAATATGGAAGTAGAAGAGATGGAGAAGATTTGGGGGAAGAAGAGATAATGCAAAGTGATTTTGTTGATTTATACATGGGGATTTATGGTATTTTAAGTGATTATCTTGATGGGAAAGAAGAAGGTATTAAAGATAGACTATTTGAATATTGTTTAGAGTTTTTCCTCAAGCGTAGAAATGATGCAGAAGATTATAACGTTTCTGTTTATATCGGCCCGCATAAAGAATTGGAGCTTTTGGCGCAATTACTAGAAAAGAAAAATAAAGAGGAACAGGAGATTCTTTTCTCTCCATATAATGGTTTTTTAGAGAGAATGGAAGTCTGGAAGAAGTAGAAATAATATGGATAAAGAAGAAGTTTTTACTGCTTTAGATCGCTATTCGCGCAGTTTTATGGGAGATGCGAATGAAGTGGTTGAATTTATAGAGAAGAATAATTTAGAAGATGGAGATTTTATTATTTGCGCGGATAAGGGTGGATATGAGCTTCATGTATGGACTATTTTTTACTAGGAGATAAGTTATGGGTTGGTTTTGATTAGGATTATTCTGCGGCGCAGTTATCTATGTCTATTGGACTATTTCGCAGTAAAAATGTAATGTTTTGGGTAAAACATGATATTTTAAACCGCAGAATCTTTAGAAAGATCGAAAGGAAAAATGTAATGTATTTTTAGGTAATCATATATATATAGACTTCCCTAAAAATTCATGATACTTTTGGTTATTTATGATAGAATTGAATAAGAAATATTCAGGAAAACAGTTAGCAGAATTACTGTTCAATGTTTCTCCTGGTACTTTTAGAAATGATAAAGAAAGTTATTTAAATTATATGAGTGAATTCTTTGAATGACATCAAGAAGGAACTCGTTATATTTTTACTAGAATTATTAAGGAATATATTCCGAAAGCAAAAGGTAGAAAATCTACAAAAGAACAAACTTCTACTGATTATAAACATGCAATTTCTGAATTAATTAAAGAGGAACCGTGGAATACTGGTGCAGGAATTGCAAGAGATATTACTATAAATAATAATTATATGGCATCTACATATCATCATAAGGTTAGAACTGCTTATAATTATACACAGCCTATAATGAAAACAGATTATGATATTGTTGATAGACGTTGGCGTGCGTATATTGGTGGTGAATATGTGGATATGGAAGATAATGAGCTTATTGAGTGGAAGAACTTGATGAATGCTTGTTTTGGAAATCGAAAAGATATTTCATTAGAGCAAGATCTTGCGGTTATGCATGATAATGGAGATATTACTGATCAAGAATATCAAGAAGCATTAGCGAAGATTAATGATAATAAATATCAGGCGGCATTAGATATGTGGAAACATAAATATGGATATAAGCCCATTAAAGTTAATAAATATGAGATGAAACTTTTAGAAGCACCCGAAGAAAAAATGTAATGAATTTTTAGGGAAAAGGGGTAAGCAAAAATATCATGTTTTTTTAGGGAAATGGGGTATTAGAAGTGTAATGTTTTTTCCATATTTGATCTGTTCTTTGGGAAAAAAATATGGATGAAGTGACAAAACTTTTAGTAAATTCATTTCAAAATCAAGGGGGTATCAGTATTTTGTACGGGGGGTTGTCCCGACCGGGCTTAGTCTATATGGTATTTTCAAATGAAAAATCGACCGAGGACAGTTTCAAAACTTCATTTCAAAAATCGAATCGAAAACCGTCCTAAAAACCCAGCCTTTTCATCCTTATCTTGACAAAAATAAAATTTTATGATATAATATAATGGGGTGGGGTAAAAAACCGCCCAACCCACCGGCCCTGAATGCTTCTATAATTACCAGGCCCCACCCCTCTTCTATTCTACTTCTGGATTTTTATCTTCCTCCTTGCATAAAATAAAAATTTTTGATATAATAATAATGTAAGGAGAAAGATAATGAAAAGTGCGATCGAGCGGTCTAATGCGTTATATAAGGCGCTAGAGGATTTCATACTAGATGGCGATGGGCTATATATGCCTAGAGATGTTGTGCATGAAGAGATAGATAATTTTCTTGATGATATTGAGAAACGCCGTGAAGGTTTTAATATGGACATGCTGGCCTTGGATAACGACATAGCGGATGTAGTGTATGAGAATATTTTTACTGAGTATCGGTGTATGCTTTCTGATCCGGATGTTAGCCTGCAGGTTTATATGGACCGCTTCATGGAGAATGATAAGTTCCAAGAAGGCGTACAGTTGATTCGTGAAGCCGTGCTGGAAGAGATGCGTAAAAAGTGATTCCTCCTTACGAAGTAAAATAAATCCCCTTCTTTCATGTTATGTGGGAATACCTTTCCTTTCTTTTGGTTATAATTTTATGATGCGCGGTAGAGCCTGATAATTTCCTATTGCGCCAAAAGCCTCTGCATGTTGTGCGGGGGCTTTATTTTTTTATTTAGTGCCGTTCGGTCCGAGAGGGTCCCCCTATTATATTATATAATATTTTATTAAATTTGTCAAGATGCGCTCTTGGAATGGAGAAACTTTCATATGACTACTTTTGGATTAGCTACGACTTAATTAGAAAGCCGTAGAGCGTTATAAAAGGCCTTCCAAGAGGCCCATATGAGGGTACAAGTTATGGTATAATATGGTACAACTTACGAACGGGTTGCGGCCAGGCCGTTAAACCGGACGGTTTTTTATTATATTTCCGTCCGGTATATGTATATACCCCACTTTATTATACCATATTTTTTATAAAAAATCAATAAAATTACGTTAAAACGCAGTCAATTTTGATTAAATATCCAGATTTTGCGGTATTTTTTGCGTTTTTTAGGTAAAACCGGGCGGTTTTTCTATCAAAAATTACGGTTTTTTTTGTAATTATAACATAAAAATTATGAAAAAGTCAATAAAAATGTACTAAAAAGATAAAAAAAGTACAAATTTTGACACAAAATAGTACAAATTCCGTTCGGCGAGGCTAGAATTATTTAATTGTGGCAAAATATGAAGCATAGTTGCGGGAAAAGGGTTGGCATATGACGGACCGGAGTTGCGAGCTGAAAAATTCCATATGGGAGTGCCGGCCGGAAATTCGGGCCGCTCCTGCCGCCAGCGGCCCGCCATGCATGCAGGTATCATGCATGCATACACCCGGCAAACATGCATGCATGACCATGTATTAAAAAAAATAATGCATGGCGACATGCATTACTTTCTGTGTGCTGTGAGTGAAACTGAATAATTCACACCGTTGTACGTAAAGTCGAAACTGCGTTCATCATTTACGATTTTGAGGTTCTCAATCTCATCTTTCGGAAGCCCTCGAAACAAAGCGTCAATAAGATACTTTTTGTCGGGGTTATCCTTTTTGGTGCGTTTTGTAGGTGTTGCGCTTGTTTTGCGTGTTGTAGCGTTTGCGGCTTTGCGTGCGTTTTTCATCTGTTCCGCTGTCAAATCCCACGGCATTTCCTCGCCCCGATCGACTGCCTCGTCATCTTCTACGAGTTCCTCAGCCTCTTTCCGAGTGATACCCAATGCACGCATGTTTTTCTCGATAAGTGTTTCTTTCAGTTCAGGACGCATGTTTTACCTCTCTTTCTATAATTATTATATCATAATAATTATTTTTTGTCAAGGGGTGACCGAAAGGGGTTACCCCCTTTCGGCTCATGCTTTCGTGAAGTAAGCGATACCCTTTTCTTCGGTCTTTACAACACGACCATCGAGTTTAAGACCCCGAACGAGCGCATTGACCTTATTGATGGTAAATTCTGTGAGGAAGTCAAACTTCCCAATCTCGGAAACCCTGTAACGCTTGCCTGTTTCCATAGCGTCATAGATGGCGTTCATGAGTTCAACGTTCGCAAGCTGATTTTTAGTCGGCTTAGTAGAACGCCGAGAATTTTTAGCGGTCAAGAGTTCAACCTCATGATCGATGAATGCCACGAGGTCATTCTCTCCCTTTTCAACGAGAATCGCACGTACCTTCGCAAACTGTTCCTTTTTAGTTGTCTTTTCCATAATTTATCACCTTTTACCTTTCCTTTTCTATAATAATTTTATCATGGATTTTTATTTTTGTCAATACCTTTTGTTGATTTTTGTAAGGTTTTTTCTTTCACCGTCCTTCCCTTCCTTACAATTCTATGATAGCACTTTTTAGAATGGCTGTCAATAGTTTTTTTAAGAGATTTTAGATTTTTTTTATTTCTTTTTCCTTATCCCTTACAATTATTATTATACTGATTTTTTTATAAAAAACAACATACAGATTTGCAAAATTGTTGCTTGACAAATCGAAAAATCTGTGATCCAGAAAAAGAGGGTACGGCGCCCGGTATTTTAAAAGTTAGGCTTGACAAACTTCCGGGAATGTGCGTCCAGGGTGTCAAGTGCCTATTTTGGTAAAAAAAATTACCGTATCTGACACTTGACAAAAAACCGGTCGTTGCTGCAAGCCCGCGCGCCAACGACCGGCGGACATGCATGCATGGAAGTTCATTCCAAAAGAAAACATGCATGCAATCAGTCTGCAAGCATGTTCTTTAACTTCCTGCGGAAGGCACGCCGAGCACGCACCTTTTCAGCGTGCCATGCATGCGGGTTGTTCTTAACCCAACACGCAAACCTGCGCGCAAACTTATCTTCGAAAGTTGCTTTTTTGTGAATGTTGCTCTTGGTCATTTTATCACCCCCTTGCAAAGCACAAGCGATTCATTTTCTTGTGCTTTGCGAAACAGTATGCGAGAATGTCTTTCTCAATCATTACATCTTCAAGCCCTGTGTGCGATTCCTTGAAATCCTTTTCGCCTGTGATGAAGCGGTAGATAATTTCAGCGGTGAGCCGTGGTTGTCCTGTTTTTGTGAGGTAGCCATTTTCTACACAATACTTTTGGTAGGTCGGCATGCATGCAATTACATCACGAGCCATGCGCAGAGTATCGCAGATTTCAATTCCGTAAGGGAAGAAAAAGCGGAACTTTGATTTTGTAATGTATCTTTGCGTATTGTTCAGAGAACCATAGTCGAAACGCATGTTGTGAGCGTAAATTTCTTTTACGTTGTATTCATGCATGTCGTCAAGCAGAGTTTTTCTGATTGAGTACATGCTTGCAAGTTTCCGCTCTCCGCTCTTGATTTCCTTTTCGTACTGCGGAAGTTTTTTTGCATAGTACGCAGATTTCATGAGCGTTTTTTCTCCAAGATACACATCAGCATTAACAAATGATCGAGTTTTATAAACATTGCCCCTTTTATCGACAATCGCATAACCGACATCATAGACAAGCATGTTATAAGGCGAAACACCTTCAAAATCCTTATCAAGCGGACATGTTTCTGTATCAAGCACGATTCTGTAATTAATTCTTTTATCCATTTTCTATCACCTCACATGTATTATTATAGCAGATTTACAGAAAAGGTCAAGCCTTTTCTGTAAAAATTTCTGCAATTTCGTTCGCCTGTTCATAAATGGCAGGAAGTACCCTTTCCATGAGGTAACACAATTCTTCCTCATTCTTGAAAGCGATTTCTTCCGCCGCATTGTCGGCTCCCTTATCATACGCAAACAGGGCGAAATGCGTAAATTCATGAATCAGGGTACGCTTCAACATGTGTTTCGGCATGTTGTTCGCAATGTAAATTTCACCTTCCGTGAAATAGGTCATTCCATGCGCGCCGTCAAGTTTTTTATGATTCGGCTTCACATAGAAAACATCAACATCGTAAGCGTTAAAGGTTGCATAGGTCTTTTTCATCATGGGGCATCTCCCCCTTTCTTCTCTTAAATTATAAGCCCAAGCAGAAAAAAATGCAATAGACAATTTCAAAAAATTGTAAAGTTTTTGTGTAGGGTACGCGATCCGGAATTTCAGGACATGCGTGCATGCGTTGTCAAGTGTCAAATTCGTCAAAAAAATTACCAGATCAGGCACTTGACAAAATCCCGGCCGTGGCGGGGTACCCTACGGGTCGCACACGGCCGGCCATGCATGCATGGGCATGCAAGCATGGAAACATGCATTAAAAAAAATCCTGCATGCATGCAGGATTCTTCTCACGCCTTGGGCGCGCGGTGCTTGGTGAGCTTCACAGTGTAGGCTTCACCTGCATGAATGAAGGAGATTTCTGCTTCATTCTTCACTGCAGTAATTTCAACCTCACCTGCGAGCATGGCACGAATCTTTTCGAAGATTTCTGCCTTATTCGCATCGACCTTGCGCTCACGCTTTACAGCGCGCTTTTCAGTCGGCGCCTTGTCCGCCTTAGTAAGCGAGCGAATCAGCTTTTTCTGTTCCGCGGTAGGCGCGCCCTTTTCCTTGTCGCCGTGGTCGATGTCATAGTCCCATGCGAGAATGTCAAGTGCTTCCTCACGCGTGCAGTGATTGCACTGCATCTGATGCTGAATTTCCTTTTCGGTAAACTGCTTCAATTTTATCACCTTCCTTTCAGTTCATGCAGGCATGGCAGAGGGCTTGCGCCCCCTGCATGCATACCTCAAGCCTTGGTGAAGTAGGCAATGCCCTTCACTTCAGACTTGACAACGCGACCATCGAGCTTGAGACCGCGGACAAGTGCATTCACCTTGTTAATGGTGTAGTCAGCGAGGAAATCGAACTTGCCGATTTCAGACACGCGGTACTGCTTACCTGCCTGCATGGAATCGTAAATCCGATTCATGAGTTCAACGTTGGCAAGCTGATTCTTGGTCGGCTTGGTGTTGCGCCGTGCATTCTTGGCATCGGTCTGCGCGATACGAGAATCCACGAAATCCACGAGGTCAGTGCGACCTGCATCAACAGCGAGAGCGCGAAGAGCGAGATAGTTGTCCTTAACAGTAATCTTAGTCATAGTTTATCACCTTTCCTTTTCTATAATAATTATACTAAAGATTTTTTAAGATTTCAAATATTCAGTTTTCAAAGAGCACTTGATGCGAGCGGTTGGTCAGTGGGTGGCGCCGTTCCCTTTCCCTTTCCGCATTATTATAATATCATGAAAATCGGTTTCATGCTGAAAACTTTATGAAAATTTTATGAAAGTTTTTTTGAAAAAAATTGGCTCTTGACAAAAAAATTTTTTGTGCTTAGAACATTTTACCACTTTTGGCACTTGACAAACAGATGTAGGGTACGCGGATCAAAAATAGGGTACGCGGTTCCGGGAGTCCATGCATGCATACAACATGCATGCAAGTCGCGAAAAAAATTCACATGCATGCATGCCCTCAAAAATCGCGGCGTTCCAGCATACTGCGTCTGGGAACGCCGCGCCATGCATGCATGGTTAATGCATGTAAAGGAAAAAACCTGCATGCAGGTTTTTCCGTAAGAAAGGAGGACACATTTTTGGATTAAGTCCGCTCAGAGGGATTTGAACCCTCACCCCATCGATTAAGAGTCGATTGCGCTACCGTTGCGCCATGAGCGGAGAAGGGGAAGGGGCTTTCGCCCCTTCGGACTACTCGGCTTCGTCCTCGTCCTCAGCGATTGCGGAGAAGACAGTTGCCTTTCCGTCCTTCGCCTTGGCGATTTCGCCTGCATCAACCATCTGCTTGAGCAGAGCAGAAGCCTTCTGACAGGAGATTCCGACAACGTTGCCAACCTCAGTGGCAGTCAGTGCCTTTTCAGCACCTGCGAGAGCGTCAGCGATGGTCGCCTTGATTCCCTCGTTTTCCTTCTGAGCCTTGGTCAGACCCTTGCGAGCAGTCGCCTTCCGAACGCTCTTGAGCGCACGCTCCTTGAGGAACTCGAAGTCTTCAGCAGTCAGACCCTCGAATGCGATTCCGTTGATTCTTTCCTTGATTGTAACCTTTTCCATTTTCATCACCTTTTACCTTTCCTTTTGTGATTTCATTATAGCACCGATTTGGCTCAGTGTCAAGCCCCCTTTTCAGATTTTTTTACCGCAATTCTTTTTTTTCTTGCGAACCAAGTAGGCACTGTCGATTGGGCTTTCAGTCGTTCCTATCTCTTGGTAATTCTATTGTAGCACTTTTGTTGTAGGTTGTCAATACTTTTTGAAGATTTTTTTGAGAGTTCCTGTTCTACTCTCTGCGTAGGATACGCGTCCCCTACTCAAGCCATCGGAGAACTATTGTTTTTTTGGTTGGTGGGAGTCGCTCCGAGGACTCTTAACGTCACACCCTAACGGGTTTGTGGGGTTTTCCTTCCCCTCTTTACACTTTTATTATAGCACCTTTTGGCTATCTGTCAAGTGTTTTTTTAATTTTTTTTGTAAAGATTTTTTCAGCGTAGGATTTGAACCTACTTTTACACCTAATCCGATCACCAACCAAGGTCTGAATGTGGGGAGAGAACCGAGTCGAACGGTTATCAGGTCTGCCTGAGTGTTACCCACCGTGGGACATCCCCTCTTTACAATTATTATTATACGCTTATTTTTTAAAAAATCAACAAATTCCGCATTTTCACACAATTTCACATAAATAGGGTACGCGCCCCGGGTTTTGGGAAAACATGCATGCAGATCACATGCATGCAAGCCCGGCGGTTTTTTTACCATTCATGCATGGCGCTGAAATTCGGCCGCCCTAGCGCACAATGAGCGAGGGCGGCGCGCCCATGCAAGCATGGAACATGCATGCAAACCAAAAGAAAAGATACCTTAATAGGTATCCAATCCCATCATTTCAGCCTCAGCCTGTCCGACCCGACCATAGCACTTCAGAATCTCTTTTGGAAAATTTTCCTTTGCGATTTTCATGGCACACTTTTTCGCCCTATCCATAGGAACATTGACTTCTACGAAGAATTCTTCTCCGCAAAGATCGCTATTTTCATCTTCGATACCGAACCACCATGTTGTTGTATTCATTTATTTTTCCTCTCTTTCTATAATTATTATAACAGATTTTTTTTAATTGTCAACAGTAATCTTCTATAATATCGTTAAGAAGTATAAATGCGGTGTAGATATCTGCGGGGGTATAATCTGCCTCATTAAAAGTAAGTTTTCTTACTTTGGTATCCACTACCATTGAATCCATTTCCTCTAAAATGGCTCGAGCATCATACAGAGCTTTCAATTCATTTTCGCTGAAATCAATTTTTACTTCTGTTCTAGTAGTGTATTTCATTTTTATCTCTCTCTTTCTATAATTATTATAACTCACTTGTATAGCAATGTCAAGAAGTAAATATTCAAAACTACACTTGAAAGATGCATCAGCAGGTCATTAATGTGTCTGCGGTTTGTGAGGTCTTTCACAACCCCAAACAACGCAATCGTAAGACCAAACCAAGAGACAGATAGACCAAACATCATAATCAATACAACATTCAAAATCTGAATACTTGCGCGCAGGTCATTCCATTCAAATTTATAAGATTCTGTAATTCCGAAAAATTCCTTCATTGTTGCCCCCCTTATTACAATACTATTATAACTCCTCTATTGGATTTGTCAAGAGTTTTAATAAAATAATTTTTTCACAAATAGATCCTCCCGGGCGCATGCATGCATGGTAACTGCGCCAAAAGAAAAGCGGATTTTTAATCCGCTCATGCATTCAGAATCGCTTCGAATACTTCAATCTGTTTTTTCTTTTCCGCGATTTTCTGCTCCTTCTGCTTAATCTGATACTTGATGGTCTGAATGTCATCATACAGTCCCTCTACCTCTTTACACAGAGATTCCTTCAACTGCTTGATGAAATCCGTATTAACTTCGTAGAAGTAACGAGTACCGACAATCTTTTTGCCGTAATCATCGCGAGTGATGAAATCTTCTTCACGCACCTTTTTAACCATGATGTTTTCGCGGTTAGTGTTGCAAACTCTTGAAGCACAATAGCAGTTACCTTCCGAACCGAGTTTCTGCTGATAATCACGAGCGCAGAACTCCTTGGAGCCGAATGCCTGCTGAATTGCATTTACAGTGTTAATCATTTTAGCGTAGTCTTTCATGTTTTCTTACCTCTCTCTTTACAATTATTATTATACGGATTTTCAAAATAAAGTCAATAGTTTTTTCAAAAATTTTTAAGTTAATTTTTTCACAAGCAGATCTTCCGGGTGACATGCACGCATGAAAAAAATCAACCCCACAGAATTGCAGGATTGATTGCGGTACCTCTCCAAGAGTTCCGAATCGGTTCAGAATCATCAATCAGAATTGCATTTTCAGAACCTTTCAGATTTTTATTGTGTCCATAGACTTTGTAAATGCGTTTTGTGATTGAAGGGAAGAACCTATCGAGCCAAGCATCTTTCTGAGCCTGAACGTTTTTGCAGTATTCTTCAGATGCTCCAAGCGGTGTCATGGACAGCACTTTAATTTCGTATTTGTCTTTTGGAAAACATGCAAGCAGGGTTTCTTCACTGATGAGCGGTTTGCACTCAAGGAAGATTTTTTCGTCAGATTCACGCAGACGAGGAAGCCAATTTTCGATTCCGTACAGGTCTGCGATTGTTCCGTCCATGTCAAGATACACATTGATTTTTTTCATTTCCTTACCTCTCTTACATGTTTATTATAACAGATATTTCTTTATTGTCAAGCCATTAAAGAAACATTTTGCGCTTTTTCCAAAAGATCAATCAATTTATCGGCGTCTGTGGGTTCTTCCACATTCTCAATTTCGAGAATTTCTGTAACCCTTTCAAACAATTCTCGACTAACCGCTTTCAAACCCTCAATATTATTTACCGCAAAATTAGTTGCCTGTTCTTGAGTCATTCCGAAACCCTGCGCGGTGGTGCAAAAAATTGCACATGCCGCTTTCAAGTTTTCATCCATAATGCTTTTTGCCTGCGCCCAAGTAATTGTGTCGTTTTTCATTTTTCTTTACCTCTCTTTACGTATTCATTATAGCACCTGCGCCGTTGGGCTGTCAAGGTTTCGGGAGAAAATAATTTATAAAAAATTTTTAAAAAATCGCTTGACAAATTTGCGTTTGTGTGGTACGCCGAAAAAACCGACCCGCGCGGGCCACCTCCGGTCGCAGGCGGGCGGCCGCACATGCAAGCATGAATCCAAAAATAAAACGAAAATAAAAATCATGCAAGCATGATTTTCTATTTTGATTTTGAAATGTCCTGCTGGAGCGATTCATTTTCTGATTCTAATTCCGCAATACGAAATTTCAGATTGCGGATTTCATCTTTCGCATCCATAAAATTCTGTCTCCAGATTTCCGCCATGTCGATAGTGTCTTTTTCTTCTTCAAACATAACTTTACCTCTCTTTACATAATTATTATAACATTATTTTTTTAAAAAGTAAATCACTGCAAGCAAGCAGTGATTTCTTTGTTCCATGCATCCATGTCGGTCATGTTGTAGTAGGCAATCGCCCAATCAGTAGCGACCATTTCGACCTGTTCGTAAAAGTGTTCATTTGCTTTCACGCATGCATGCTGACTTTTTCGCACTTCCTCTTGATCGAAATATTCGAGGGTGTAGTGATGTCCGAGTTCATGCAGAACGGAGAGAGAGAACCAATTTTCATGAGTGAGGTCAAAATTGAATTCCTTTTTGAGGAACTTTTTCCAATCAAGATTATCGAGGTAACCCTCATTAATGTTAATCTCGATTGCGTTGTCGCCCCAATGATACATGAAGGTATCACCTGCGATGATACTGCAATCATGCCCAATCATGTCGCCAACGACTTTCACCAATCTTTTAACATCCATAAGGATTACCTCTCTTTCTATAATAATTGTATCATAATTTTTTTTAGTTGTCAATACGGTTTCTGCCGATGTACTGAATGTTATCCATTACATAGCAGGCACCGAAGTTGTCAGCGAGATCCATCCACGCTTCATCCTCTGTTTCTTTCATCATTGTGATTGTTGCGCCTGTGCAGGTATCATAGAATGTGTATGTCATAATCTTATCTCCTTTTTACAATTTTATTATAGCACGCTCTTGGATTTTGTCAAGCCCTTTTGAGGGAATTTTTTTAAATTCCCTCTGAGAGCATTTCCCACTCTTCGCGAGTATTGCAAGAGTAGGAAGCCCAGCCGTAAGGCTCCTCGAGGATGTCGGCATACTTGAAGCCGCCGTCCTCGTACCAGATGGCACCGCCTGCCTTAACAGCGAATACCGTGCAGTATGCGGCAATCAGATCCATGTGTTCCATAACTTTTACCTCTCTCTCTTCCCTTATAATATAGCACCTTTTGGCTTGCCTGTCAAGAGGGTTTTTTCAAGCCCTCTTGAACTTTGCAATCTGTTTGGTGTTCATCAGTGTAGCAGAATCAAGTTTAATCTGAATCTGTTCGCCATTGACTTCGATGTCACCCTGTACCCAAAACGGAACTGTATCTTTTTCCCAAGTCTGACCGAAGTATTCAGTAACGATTTTCTCGAAGATTTCGCCCTTATTGTACTTTTCAGCGGTCAGCAGGTCAGCACTTCCGAGGAGTACCGCGCCCTTATGGAGCAACTGCTTTTTATACTGGCGCTTGATGCGGAGCCTGAGGTTTTCGCCCTGATTGCGGCTTGCCTGTTCTACCTGTAAGAATCTAGGCATAATTTCCGCAACTTTGGTCATGTACAGATTGCCGTCATAGGTGAATCCGATAATGTAGGAATCAGCGGCGGAGTGAGTGCGGTAGTGCTTAATCATCGTGGTTTTGTTCATGGTCTTAACCTTCCTTACACTTATAATTATAATCACTTCCGGAATGATTGCAAGGGTTTTTATAAAAAAAGTTAAATTTTTTTATTTTTTTTGGCGGATCCATGAAACAATTTTCAAAAACATGAAAAAATGTAATGTAGGGTACGCGTGCGAGGTTTCGGGATGTTACCGATTTTGTCAAAAATTTTTTTGATTTTCCTCTTGACTTCTGGCCCTACGTGTGCTATAATTTTCGATCGTTAGCGGTGACTAACCGAACGCAATAAAAAAAGCGGTTATTCCGCTTCACAACGGCGGAGAGCCGCCTTGCGGGTATCGAACCCCGCCATGCCGCCCTCGGCATCGATGACGTACCACGTCACCCGTCCGCTAGTAGCGGCAACCACCTTCTTGATGGTGTAGGCTCCAGCAGCCCAAGTGTTTTCAGCGATTTTCTTCATGTGTTTATCTCCTTTTCTTTACATTCTTATTATAGCAGATTCCGGAATAATGTCAAGCAGTTAAGCAGAAATTTTTTCAATTTCTGCTTTCGCTGCCTGTATCCGCAGGTGCAGCAGCATGATGTCTTTCCGCACATCCTGCAGTGCCTCTTTCTGCATACGTGCCTTGTTAATGAGATTATCAACTGCCTGCTCCATTTCGATGAGTTCCTGCTTTGTCATAGTTCTTACCTCTCTTACATTATCATTATAACACTTTCCTTCTGGTTGTCAATAGTTTTTTATAAAAAAATGAAGCCTATTTGAAGGCTTCGAGAGGGAGTTCCACCCATTCCCCGATGGAGTTGCCCACCATGTCGAGGAACCTCTCTGCGAGGCTTGCCCGTGCCTGCAGGCGAGTGAGGGCCTCGTCACGGATTGCGAGGGTGATTTCCTCACCTGTTACTGTATTAGTCCAAGTTCTGCTGATTTCTGTCATGTTCTTATCTCCTTTTCTTTACATTATTAGTATAGCACACTTTTAAAGCGTGTCAAGTATTTTTTAGGATTTTTTTAAGTTATTTTTTTCACAAGCGATCCGCTCAAAATTTTCTGTAATGTAGGGTACGCGCAAATTTGTGCAGTTAGCGACCGCTAACCGCATTCACGAAAAAAAGAACTAGGCGATTGCCGCCAGTTCCTTTTCGACCTTTTCGATTTCCGCTTTCAGCGTCTTGGCGAGGTTGAAGTCGTAACCTCTGTCCTTATTCTCGTTTCTGAGGTACTCCCATTCGAGTTCAGCGAGTTTCTTTTCGAGCATTTCTTTCATTTCCTTATCCTCTCTTTCTACTTTTATTATACCTTTTTCCGGGGTTTTGTCAATGCTTTTTAATAATTTTTTTAATTTTTTCTGTAACTGTTACCCATGCCCACGCTACTGCTACAAGTGGCGCCGCCATCAGTAGAATTCCCATGTTGTGTGCAATCATCCAGTCGATCATTTTTTTATCCTCTCTTTACATTATTATTATAACATTTTATTTTTATTTGTCAATACTTTTTTTATTAAATGCGTGTGCTGTCAAGCAGTAACAATGTAACGAATCCAATTGTAAGTGCGACAACTGTGAAGGCGATTGCCAGCAGTTCAAGGTCAAACAGTGCGCTAGGTGTCATAATTTTATACCTCTCTTTACATTATCATTATAACGCATTCCGGTGAAATGTCAATAGTTTTTTATAAATTATTTTTTTCACAAAGTCACGTTTCGGGATCACATGCATGCAGGTGACATGCGCGCATGTCGTCGCGATTTATCTGCTTGTTAATTATTTCACAAATTTTGGGCCGTTAGCGGTAGCTAACTCAAATCAAAATAAAATAAAAAAAGATGAGGACTTAATCCTCATCGTCATCCCAGCCCGCAGGCTCCGGAGCTTCGGAACCCTGCAGGGCGATGGCATTGTCTGCCATGTCGAAGTCGGGATCGACTCCGTCAAGCTTGACCCAGAAGTCAAGGCAGGTGTCGTGCAGGATAACCTGCTTGTCCTGCGGAAGCTCAGCGAGCTTAGAGATGAGTTCGGAAACTGTCATGTTGTTTGTCCTCCTTGTTCCTTACAATTATTATTATACTCATCCGGTAACTGATTGCAATACTCGAAACGCAATTTGATAGACTTTTTTAATTTAATTTATTATTTTTTATGAAAACTTTTTCATAGAATGTAACAATGTAATGTAGGGTACGCATGGCGCCTGGTGCGCACATAGCCATGCACGCATACACCTTGCATGCATGTCTGCTCCTGGACTGTGTGATTTTTTTCACAAGTGGTGTCGGATCGCAAACAAATAAAAGAGAGCGGTTCATCGCTCTCCGTAGAGTGTTCTCACGGGTTCGCCTTCGTAGAAGAACACTGTTACCCTGTCCTCTACATCAAGGTCGTCTGCTTCAATCTCGTGAATGTTTCCATCGTCAAGCACAACAATGTAGTAGTCGTTGCTCTCTGCATAGCCTTCATAGGTCTGTTCTACTATTGTGCCATGCTGTGCTGTTACACCTACAGCCTGCAGGTCGATGTTGTTACCACGTGCGTACAGCGTGATGATGATGGCGATGATAACCCTCAGCATTTACTTGCCCTCTCTTTCTGCTACTGTGTAAGTGTGCAGTACCTCGTAGCAATGTTCCTGTACAAGATAGCAGACACTGCGTGAGTACAGATTCTTTCTGTTACGCAGAGCGTTGTAGTATCTGTGCGCCTGTGCCTTGTCATTGAATGTGCGTCTGTAGGTCTTTGTCATAGTGTGTATCTCTCCTTACCTTACATACACATTATACACCTTGATGCACTAACATGTCAATACCTAATGATTGACAATGTTGTATTATTGTTAATGTTTTGTTGTTGCGTTGTTCTTCTCTCTTCTTCTTCTCTCTGTCTCTCTTGGCTGGCTGGCGCCTGCCCTGCCCCTTGCCTGCCGGTACCCCTGCATGCATGTCCTGCTGGTAACGTTTCTGGAAACGTTTCCAGCCTGTTCTGATCTAAACCGGTTTAGTTGGTGGTGTTGTAGTTAGTGCTGACTAACTACTAATAGGTCAAGGTGTGTTCATCACCTGTTAGTGGTTAGCCTTGACTAACTCTACATGCATGCGTGTCACATGCTTGCAGGTTACGGGCAGCAGACAACGCTGGCCAGCGTGTCGCGTGCGAGCGACAGATTTCTGTATAGTATAGGCACGCTAAACAACGGCCGCTGCGCCCATCAGCGGCCGTACGAGCATCTATTATGTATTATTATCTCTTGCAATTATTTATTTATTGTTGTTGTATTGTTCTATCATTGTGTGTGTTGCTGTTGTGTCTCTCTCTGTGTGTGCTTGTGCCTTACTGTGCTGCGCAGGTGTGCTTGTCTGCTGTGTCTCTGCGGGGCCTTTGACGGGGGCCTGCATGCGATGGCCTTGTCGAGCTTCTAAGAATCTACCAACGTACTTGTGTATTTTTTGTCAGATGAAAACCCGGGGGGTGGGTTTCGGGATAAAAATTTTTTGAAAGGAAGGAAACATTATTCTCTCACCCCCACTCCCAGTCAATCCCTTTTTAAATCCGAAATCACGATTTCCTGAAAATTTCCTATATGGGCAGGAATTTTTCCAAACACGGTCTATCGCTTAATAAACACATGCCATACTAATCCCATAGCATCCTGCAATGTTCTAAAATATTCAAATTCTTTCAAATCTTCTGTACTAATCTCTTGTCCAGTCCAAAAAAGCCTAATCTCTATCTTTTTATTATAAGAAGAGTCTTCATTCACTAATGCCCACATCACTGGAATACCATCTTGCAACTGAATATCCAAAATTTCCATAACAGGAGCTTCTACCGCTCCCTCCATTAAATTATACTTATAAATTTTCACTCTGTATCTCCTTAGCTTTTACCACATTTTCCAGAAGTGCGCATCTTGTCAATAATCCAACTCCACCAGGAACAGGAGTTACCTTCGCTTCGCTACTTGCGCCATTATAAACATCTCCAACTAGTTTGCTGCCATCCCAGTTAGTCCCCACATCAATAATGACCGCATCCTTTTTCGCCATAGTCGCGTCTAAGAAGTGCGCTCGCCCCACCGCGCACACAATCAAATCCGCTTTCGCCACCATGTCATCCAATGTATGCACATTAGTTCTACTATGCGCCTGCACTACTGTCCAGTTCCTATCCAAAAGTAGCTTTGCTGTTGGTTTTCCAGCTAATGGTCCTCTACCAATTACTAAAGCCAGTAGTCCAGTACCATCGCCCATTCCTAGGCTATCCAAATACGTAATAATTCCCTGCGCTGTTGCGGGATTATGCGGACTATCTGGTAAAAATCCATCCACGTCCCTCTCAGGAGATAACGCAGCTTGGATTGCTTTATTTACGTCTAGTTCTTTTGGAACAGGTAACTGCACAATTAACCCATTGCTTTCATCCTGATTGATAATCTGCGCTAATTGCACTGTGGTAGGACAACTGTCTTTTGGAATTCTATATAAAGTAGGTCTAATTCCTACTTCATTACAGTCCTTAATCTTATTATCTACATACTTTGTACTTGCTTGATAATCTCCTACTTGAATAATCGTTAAAGTAGGAAACTTATCCATTCGCGCAATTTTACTCTTTAATTCGTCTTTCCAGTTGCGCACAAAGGTCTTTACATCTAAATACATGATTAGCCTTCTTTCTGCACTTTCTGAATAGTAATTTTCATATTTGGTTCAAGATAATATTTATTAAAAAGTCCCTGAACTAAAACCATTGCAGTTTCTAATGTCATATTCTCTGCGGCAAGGACACTATCAATATAAACACTAAACTTATCTTCTGTCATAATATATCTCCTTTTTTTCATAAATATTATACCAAAAATTTTTGTCTTTTGTTTGACTTGCGCGCAAAATTCTGTTATAATAGTTCTATAAATACTGGGAGGAAGAAAATGATCAAATTAGATTATTCTTTAAAAACTCCTGAAGAAAGATTAGAATTAGTTAAAAAGATATTAGAAGAAAATCCACATCCGAATTCTTCTTACTTAGAAATTTTAGCGAACTACTTAATCTTCTGTATGGAGAAAGAAGAGAAAAAGGAGAAAAAAATTCTCACTGAAAACCGTATGGCGACAGTGAATAAAAGAGAAACTTCCTATGAAGGACTTGTATCCCAGTTTGAAAATGGAGAAGATGGTGTTTATAACATCACAAATAATGACAAACACGTAATATTCCAACCAAAAATTTCAATAACAAAAAAAGATAGAGAAGATATACCAGAATTATCACAAACAGATGAAGCTATTGCGGCCTGGAGCGAGCGTCTCAAAAGATGCGAGGGTCGTGATGCATACATCGCCAAAACAGCACAAATAGACGCAAGAAAAGATCAATATATAATTAAACAACATCGTAAGCCTCCTGTTCAAGCTATGCATTTAGTGCATTCTGAACACCACACAGTTTTACCCGATGATACATGGATTGATGAAGATGGGAATGTAGTTTCAGAAGGAGTGTCCTTAACAAATCCTACCGTCTGCTCAATAATTCTATGCAATTATTCTAAGTTGCGCCAGAATTGTTATGGAGACTTTTTTAGTGATACCTGATACCTTATGGAGGAATTTGATAAGGTTAGTTTGCGCGCATTGCATGACAAGCCTTTATATTACCGCTTAGTAGAATGTAAGATTGATGGTATGCAAAATGTAGAAATACAGGAAGTTTTAGAAGAAGAATTTGGCATTAAACATAGTCTTGAATATATCTCATCCCTTTGACGCAATAAAATACCTATCTTAATTGCGTCTGCGGCAGAAGATGATTTTCTTGACTGATATTATTTAAACATTGAAAAAGGTGTTTATAAACGTTGCAGCAGATGCGGTCAAATAAAATTAGCTCATAATAAATATTTTAGTAAAAATAAAACAAGCAAAGACGGCTTCTATTCTATTTGTAAGGAATGTCGTAATAAGAAAAAGCCTAAATTTGAAGAAGATGGACAAAACCCCCCAATCTCATTCTCTAATTCTAAGAAATAGAAAAGGAGGAATAATTTATGGCTGATGTAAGCAAGAAAGATTTAATATTTTGTGAAAAATGTCATAGAACTTTAAAAAGGTCAGAATTTTATAAATCAAATAATTTAGAAAAATATCCAAACGGCGGAACTATTCCTATTTGTAAGAAGTGCGCGACAATGCACGTTAATAATTGAGACCCATCTACGTTTCTTTGGATTCTTCAAGAAGCTGATGTCCCCTATATTCCAAAAGAATGGGATCAGCTTTTAATGTCGTATGGAACAGATAAATCTAAAGTTACTGGCTTAACTATTATTGGGCGATATATTGGTAAGATGCATCTTAATCAATATAAAAAGTATCGCTGGAGAGATAGTGAAGCATTGCGCTTAAAAGATGAAAAAGAACTTACCGAAGCGATGGAACGTCAAGGTAAGAGCCAAACAGAAATAGACGAGGTTCTTGAAGCTAACCGATTTATAATTCCAGAAGGTGAGCTTAAGGAACCTGAAACTGCGGTTGCGCCGATGCCTGCGGACAATGGTCCAGAAGCATTTGTATCAATGCCTCTAGGGGGTAATTTTGATGACACTGCGATTTCTGCAGAAGAGCTTGGATTAACTGAAGATGATGTTCGTTATTTAAAGTTGCGTTGGGGACGTGCCTATAAGCCAGAAGAATGGATTTATTTGGAACGCTTTTACCGCAATTTTGAAGAAACATATGATATTCACACAGCAGGTCATAAAGACACTTTAATGAAACTCGCAAAAGTATCTCTTAAACTCGACCAGTTAATCGACCTCGGAGATATTGAAGGTGCGCAAAAGGCCGAAAAAATGTATGATAGTTTAATGAAGAGTGGCTCTTTTACCGCACATCAAAATAAGGAGGAAGAAAAACGTGGAATTGATTCTCTTGGAGAAGTTGTTGCTCTTTGCGAATCAAAGGGCTTTATACCCAGATATTACGTTGATAGTCCAAAAGATAAGGTTGATAGAGTATTGCAAGACTTACAAGAATATACTCGCTCTCTTATTATGGAAGAAACTAATATCGGTGACCTCATTGACAACGCGGTTCGTCAGATTGAGTTAGAAAAACAAAAAGAAGCTGAAGCTGATTTAGATGGTCAGACAGAAGAAGAGGCTTTAGAAGAATCTCTATTCTCTGAAAATAAGCAATATCTTTCTGATAATGCATTTACTGAATTTGGAGAATTTGAAGAAGAGTTAGAAGCAGAGAATGAAAAACTATTCTCAAAAGGAGAATAGCTATGTCATTACAAGATATTTTAGATCAACACAAACAAGAAGATTTAAATGGCGTATCTCAAACAATTTGAGATTTATTAGATATTAAAAAATCAAGAAAAGTTGGTATATCACATGAACGTATAGATAATATAATTCCTGTAGCTCGAGATTATATAGCATATTGGAGAGAATACCCTGATATGTTTATAGATTTCTTACAAACAGGAATAGATGGGACTATTCCTGAAACAGGTTTAAGATTCTATTTCTATCAAAGAGTATTCTTACGTGCGGCAATGCGTTATCGTTATGTTTATGCAGTATTCCCTCGTGCGTATTCTAAATCATTCTTGTCAGTATTGACATTAATGTGCAGATGTATTCTTTATCCAAGAGCAAAGTTATTCGTAACTTCTGGTGGTAAGGAACAGTCTGCACAAATTGTTAAAGAAAAAGTTCAAGAATTATGTACTATGATTCCAGCTCTTGATAGAGAACTTGATCGTCGTTTAGGTAAAACTAGAGAAGGTAAGGACTATGTTATTTATATGTTTAAAAACGGTTCTTACTTTGATAATATTGCGGCAAGTGAAAAGTCAAGAGGTAAGCGTCGTCATGGTGGTCTTGTAGAGGAGTGCGTAGGTGTAGATGGAGATATTCTCCAACAGGTTATTATCCCTACCATGAATATTTCAAGACAGTGTATGGATGGAAGTACGCATAATGAGGAAGTTCTTAATAAATCACAGTTGTATATTACTACGGCAGGATTTAAAGGAACTTTCGCATACAATAAATTAATACAGACTTTGGTTCAAATGGTAACTGAACCAGATAAAGCCTTTGTAATGGGTGGTACATTCAAGATACCAGTTATTGCGGGCTTGCTTGATAAAGATTTTATTACTGACTTAAAGAAAGATGAAACTTTTAATGAAATTTCATTCTTACGTGAGTATGAAAGTAAATGGGCTGGTTCTTCTGAAGATGCATTCTTTAAAGGTGAAGCGTTTGATAGAAACCGAGTTCTCCAAAAGCCAGAGTATGAAGCATCTGGTCGTGCTAATGTTCAAAGTTATTATGTTCTTGCAATGGACGTTGCGAGAAAGAATACTGGACGAGATGGATGCGATAGCGTAATTTGTGTATTTAGAGTTGCGCCACAGAGCTATGGTGAAGTTTCATTAAAATATTTGGTAAATATTTATTCTCTTACAAATATGCACTTTGAAGACCAGGCAATTTGGGCGAAGCGTTTGTATTATAAATATGATGCTCGTAAAATTGTAATTGATGCCAACGGTCTTGGTATTGGTCTTGTCGATTACATGGTTAAATCACAAGTTGATCCTTTAACAGGTGATGAATATCCTGATTTTGGCGTTGATAATGATGAAGAAGGATATTATAAGAGATTTAGAACAAATAATACAGAACAAGATGCAATGTATTTAATTAAGGCAAATGCGCCACTTAATACAGAAGCACATTCAAATGTTCAAACACAACTTACTTCTGGAAAGTTAAAATTCCTTATTGATGATCGTGCAGCAAAAGTAAAATTGCTTGGAACGCAAAAAGGAAAACAAATGACTCCAGAGGAAAGGTCAGAATACTTAAAACCTTATAATCTAACTTCCATATTAAAAGAAGAGATGCTGAATCTTCGTGAGGAAAATGAAGGTGTTAATATTATATTAAAGCAAGCAAATAAATCTATTCGTAAGGATAAATTTTCTGCACTTGAATATGGATTATACTATATTAAACAATACGAAGATAGCAGGCGTAAGAAAAAGAAACGTTTCGTTGCATCAGAATGACGATTCAGTTCCCATATCGGAGGTTAATTATGAGAGCAAGTAGAGGCGAAATTAAGATTGAAGAAATATTAGAAGAAGCAGGATTGAACTTTAAAATGGAAGTATCTTTTGAGGGTTTGAATAGTCCAAATGGGAAACCTCTTCGTTTTGACTTTGCGGTTTTTGATGATGACGGTAATCTTGATTTTCTTATTGAATATCAAGGACGTCAGCATTATGAAGCTAGTGGTAAGTTTGGCGGCAAAAAGGGTTTATACCAACAGCAGTTCAACGATGCGAAAAAACGTAGATTTTGTCAGCTCCATGACATAAAGTTAATTGAAATTCCATATACCGATGAGTATATTTTGGATTACGATTATATTATGACTAGAGCTGGTTATTAGGAGGTGAGACCTTGGCCAGTAATAAAGAAAGACAGGAACAAATTAGAGAAAAAGGTTTTTCTATGAATGGTTCTTCCCAATATGGGAGCATAAAGGTCGGAACAAAAACTCTTGAAGATGCAGTTATTAATTTAGGAGCTTATCAGAAACTAAAAGATACTTCATGTTTAAGATTTTATGATAAGATAGCGATATTGCGTGCAATTGCGGAAAATGATGTTAAAGCAATTCGCGCAATATCTGACTTCTTTTATCGTACTAATGGTATCTATCAAAGAATTGTAAATTATTATGCAACAATGTATAGATATGATTGATACACTGTTCCTACTATTTATGATGATAAAATTCTTAGTAATGAAGAAAAAAGTAAAAAGGTTACTACCGAATGATTCAAAGTAATAGACTATTTGGATAATACAAACATTAGAGAGATTACTCAAAATATTACATTTAAAGTTATTAAATATGGCGTATGCTATGGATATATGGTTGAAGGAAAAGATGGTATTCTTTTTCAGGAATTACCAGTAGATTATTGTCGTTGTAGATATTATGTAAATAATCTTCCAGCGATAGAATTTAATATGGCATATTTTGATCAAAAATTTCATGATGTTAATTATAGAATGAAAGTTCTTAAAATGTTTCCAAAAGATATTCAAAAAGGTTATGTCCTTTGGAAAGAGAGAAGATTAACTCCTGATTTTGAGGGAGATACAAGTGGTTGGTATTTACTTGACCCAGGTAGCGCTGTTAAATTTTCTTTGCCAGGAACTAATGAAATTCCTTTTTTCATTAATGTAATTCCATATTTATTAGATTTAGATGCGGCACAAGATTTAGATCATCGTAAGCAATTACAGGATTTATTGAAAATAATTGTTCAAAAGTTGCCTATTGATAAAAATGGTGATTTAATTTTTGACGTAGATGAAGCAAGAGATATTCATAACAATACAGTAGCGATGCTTCATCATACCATCAACACAGATGTTATTACAACATTTGCTGATGTTGATTCTATTGATTTATCTGATACTACGAATGTAGATAACGATGATTTGGAGCGTGTTGAACGTTCTGTATATAATGCCGCAGGTGTTTCTAAAAACTTGTTTAATTCAGACACGAATTTATCTATCAATAACTCTATCTTACAAGATGAAGGATTGATGCGTAATTTAAAGTTGCAATTCGAGAAATTATTTGATACAATAATTCAGAGAAGAATGCCTAATAAAAAGAAATATACATTTAGATTTTATATTTTAGATACAACACAATATAATTATAAAGAATTATCAAAAACATATAAAGAACAGATGACTGTTGGATTTGGTAAGATGCTTGCGCAAATTGCGTTAGGTCATACACAAAATTCAATTTTGGCAACAGCATTCTTTGAAAATGATGTATTATCACTTAGCACTGTTATGATTCCACCAATGATGTCTTCTACAATTGGTAGTGAAGATATTCAAACTTTGGGCAAAGGAGGTAAAACTCAACCTTCTGAAGGTCAAAATACTACAGGAAGTGATAATAAGGGTGGTAGACCAGCTAAAGAAGCAACAGAACTTTCTGATAAAACCATCCAAAATAAAGAAAGTCAGAAGTAGGAGGAAATTAAATGCCACAGCACACAAGTATAGCATTAAATTCTCCAGTTGAAATTCTTCATGATTTGGTACCACTAAACCCACTTATTAGTAAATGCCAAATCAAGGTTTGTTATGTAGGAGATGAGCCAAACCGCAATGGTAGCGTTATTACAAAAGCTGTTGCGAGAGAAATGGCGAGATCCCTTCCTGGCTCTCCTATCGTTGGTTATTACAACGAAACAAGCGAAGACTTTGAAGGACATAATCAAATTATTGATATTTCAAATGGAGAGTGGAAATTTAAGGACACCACTCAACCTTATGGTTTCGTAGATTGAAACGCTAAGGTTTGGTTCCAGAAATTCCTCGATGATGGGGTTGAACATGAATACCTCATGACTGAGGGATATTTATGGACAGGTCAATATCCAGAGGCAAAACGTGTTATTGAAAAAGGTAACAACCAGTCTATGGAACTTGACGAGAATACTTTGCAGGGATTTTGGTCAGAAGATGATAATGGAGGACCTTCTTTCTTTATTATCAATGAAGCTATAATCTCTAAACTCTGTATTCTTGGGGAAGATGTTGAACCTTGCTTCGAGGGTTCTCAGATTACCAGAGTTCAGTTCTCTTTTGAAGAGAGCATGCAGAAGAAATTATTTAGTATGATGGAACAGGTTAAAGAGATTATTAAAGAAGGAGGTAATTCCGTGGAGAATGAAGTAAAGAATCCAGAAATGGAAAATGAAGAAGTTAAGCCAGAAGAAGAAACTCCTGAAGTAGAACAGGAAGAAAAGCCTGAAAAAGAGAATCCTGAAGAACCTGAAGTAGAAGCTCCAGAGAAAGAGGACGAACCTGAAGAGGAGCAACCTGAAGAAGAAGAGGAAACTCCTGAGGAAGAGGGCGAAGTTAATAAATATAATCTTGACGAAATTCAAGAATATATAGAATTAAAGGCTAACTATGAAGAGTTAGAAACTAAATTCAACGAAATGAAAGCTGATTATGACAAGCTTGTAGAATTCAAGAATGACGCTGACCGCAAGGAAAAGCAAGCCATGATTGACCAGTTCTATATGCTTTCTAATGAAGACAAGAAAGATGTAATTGAGAATATTGACAATTACTCTGTCGATGAAATCGAAGCAAAGCTTTCTGTAATTTGTGTTCGTAACAAGGTAAGTTTTGATCTTGACGATGATAGTGAAGACGAGGAGAAAACTCCTACATCTATCTTCAATCTTGAAAATGATGGAATTGAAGATGATATCACACCTGCTTGGATCAAAGCAGCTTTAGCTACGAAGAAAGAAATGGAATAATATAGGAGGAAGACAAGAATGGCTAAAACAAGATTAAGTGAAAAAGCCACATATGTCACTCGTGGTTACGGACAAGTTGAACCTAACCATTTATCAGCTCAGAAGACAGGTCAGATCTATGCACAGTTACCTGCAGCAGCAGATATTGACATTCTTGAGAATGGTCAGTTTGCTACTTATAACTATGCTGCAGCTGATGGTGGAGCGGTAGATTTTGCTGGTGCTGGCGAGTGGATGATGGTCTTTAATGAAATTAAGCTTTATCGTGATTTCGAACAGGATTGCGATTTTGCAATGAAGAAAGAAGATTATGTGGCTCGTGTATATAGCCCAATTGATGGCACTCAGCCATTAACAGAATGGCAGTCTCGTTTCTATGGACCAAAAGATTCTGAAGGTAATGACAATGCTGAACGTGTAACAACTCCAGCAACACCTTATGAAGTTGATTCTACAGACGATCCATTCAAAACAACTCAGAATTATAAGACACCTAAGTATATGGCAGAAGGAACACGTATGGTTCCTCGTCTCTTTAAGATTAATGTTGGCGATATTTGGACAACAAATACTATTAAAGCAGAACCAGGCAGCCTCAAAGTTGGCGATATGCTTACACCAGATACAGATGGCTATCTCAAGGCTGGTGAAGGTGCAGATGCTCAGCATCCAACAATGCAGGTTGTTAAGGTTTATACAATGCCTGATATGCAGCCTGGCGTAAAGGTTATGCGCGTTAAGTAATAGAAAGGAGTAAAGGACATGTTAGATAAGAAAAATTTCGTACAATTAGCTAAGATTGTTGCTAAAGCTGATCCTAAGGCTCCTCAGGCGTATAGCTACAACGGCGCTAATTTTAACTATGCTGAACTCAATGAAACACTTCGTAAAGAGTTCAATGAAATTGCTGGTACATACCAGTTATATCGTGAAAACAAGAATTTAGTATTCTCTATTATTGAAGAAACATTAAATGACGTTCTTCCACAGAAAGTCATTGAAAACTACGGTCAGTTTGCTGAGGTTAAGACTTTCGCACAGGGCGATAAGCCATTATTCCGTAGAAAGATTGATGGCACAAATCGTGCTAAGCAGTTCATTACAAGAGTAGGACTTGCTGGTGATTATGAAGTATTCAAGCTCGCTAAGAGTTCTGAAAGCTTCGAAGTACCAACTAGTGCTATCGGTGGAGCTGCACAGATCGGATTCGAGGAATTCCTTGATGGTCGTGCTGACTTCGCAGAACTTACAAATATCGTAATGGAAGGTATGGATGACCTTGTTTATGAGGAAATCGGTAAGGCTCTTGAAGGTGCTATTAATCAGCTCCCAGCTATGAACCGCGTTGTTACAAACACATTCGATCCTGCATCCTTCGATGAACTCGTTCGTATGGCTGAATCTTATGGTAATGTAACAATCTACTGCACAAACGAATTTGCAGTTAAGATGATCCCACAAGAAGCTTGGAGATACACAGAAGCTATGAAGGATGAACTTTATAGAACAGGTCGTCTTTCTGGTTATCGTGATAAGAATGTTGTTATTCTTCCAAATGCTTACAAGGATATCGTTTCTGGTAAGGAAAAGGTTATTGATCCTTCTTTCTGCTGGATTATTCCATCTGGCGCAGATACAAAGCCTGTTAAGGTTGCTTTCGAAGGTGACACACTTGTTGATGAGCGTGCTAACCGCGATTGGAGCCGTGAAATCCAGGTTTATAAGAAGGTTGGCGTAACTTGCATGATGAACAACGCTATCTGTGTTTATAAGGATACATCTCTTTCTAAGAATGGTGCATTCAATCTTGCTGACACAGTTCAGAACATTGTTCATGTTGTTGATGACTCTGCTAGTGGCGAAACTACACCAGCTGGCGGCGATGATTCTGGTAACTAATCGAATATAACAAGATAAAAGGGGAGTAGGGGTAAATCCCCTCTCCCCTTATTTTCATTAATAAGAGAAAAAGGAGATAATATTAAAATGGCAAAGAATGATAGTGTAATTGTAGCAAATCGTACTGCGGCAAAAGTTGTTTATAATATTCCAGATAGGGGTATTCGTAGAGAATTGGCGCCAGGACAGTCAATTAGAACTACAAAAGATGAAATTGAAGCATTATCTTATGTAAGTGGAGGCTTAGATCTCATTAGAAACCACCTCTTGGTAAAAGATGAAGAGATTCTCAATGATTTAAATATCGACAGAGAACCTGAGTATTATATGAATGCTAATGATGTTCTTAATCTTTTAAAGAATGGAACTCTTGATGAATTCCTTGATGCATTAGATTTTGCTCCAGAAGGTGTAATTACGTTAATTAAAGATCTTAGTGTTGAGCTTCCTTTGAATGACTATGCAAAACGTCAGGCTCTTAAAGAAAAGACTGGCTTTAATGTAGATGCAGCTATTGCTAATTATCAAGCAAATAATGCTCCAGAAACAGATGAACCAGCAGCTCCTGCACAGCCTAAGAGAGTTCGTAGAACACAGCCTAAGACTAAAAAAGCAGATGCTACACCTGTAAAAGTAATTAAAAAGACTGCTGAATAATATTGAAGGAGGAGATATCCATGGGAACTCAGTTCACAGAAGTATATAATCGCTTCCTCAGCATGATTACGGATGATATGTACATGGAATTAACTCCAGAAGACACAGCAAGGGATCTTAGATCCCTTTTAATTAACGCTATTCCTGGATTTGAATTTCCTCGTAAAAATCTAATGGATTATTCAATAGAAACTCTTGTTATCAGAGAAGATACTGTTCAAGAAACAGATTTTATTATTGGTGTTGTTTGGGATACTCCAGATGGACCAGAAGATGAAAACATTCCTGATGTTTATATTGAGCGTTCTCATTTTACAGATGATTTAACTCCAGAAGAACAAAATATTCTTGCACTTCTTATGATGTGCGGTTGAGTTCAAAGACAAGTTACTTCTATTGAAAATACCCGTATGAAATATAGCGGTTCAGATTTTAAAATGACCTCACAAGCCAATCATTTAGCCAAATTACTAAGTCTATTGTCTGAATGTCAAAGACAATCTTTTCACATGCAACGTTTATATAAACGCAGACGTTTAGATGATGTCGGTAAGTTTGAATCTAATTGAGATGTTTTTAGAAATGGTGTTTATGGCGACTACAAAGTATAATTTTGATATACCTGATGAAAGTTGTCAATCTGACGTAAATCGACTAACAAATCAATTATGAAAGCTTATCCCAATGCGTGAAAATGAAGAGAATTGATTGGAGCAGTTAAATACCGTGATTATAGAGATTGCGGGACTTGGAGAAATTTTTAATAAAAGTGACAAATTCTTAATTCTTTTAAGTAAGTTAGAAGGATTGAGAGTCACCGAAGTTGCTTTCTCTACATATAGAAAAACTGTGTTTGAATCAATTTCCTTATTAAGAGAGGTTATGTATGGCTAGTTCTCAATATCATGGAATTAGTATGATGGCGAAAAGGCTCGATTGGCGAGGAGGTTTTCCTCAACAAGATAGAATGATCAAAGATAAAAGATGAACTTTGGATCATGCAGTAAAATATTCTTATCAAGCAGCAAAGATAAGACATACAGATTCTGAAAATTTAACCGAAGCGCCTTCTTTAATAAATCCAGATAAAACAAAACAAAATTATGATGATAAGATTGTTTCTGTTGGATATGAATATGGATTTCAACCAGGAGACGTTTTTGATTGGCTGAATACGGGTACAAAGTGAATTATTTATCTTCAAGATTTAACAGAATTGGCTTATTTTAGAGGAGAAATAAGACGATGCAATTATCAGGTTTCTTGAAAGGGTGAAGATGGTACAATATATACACAACATCTTGCGGTTCGAGGACCTGTTGAAACAAAAATTAATTTTATTCAGAAGAATGGTATTAGTGTAGATGAACCTAACCATTCTTTAGATATTCTAATGACAAAAACCCCAGAAGCATTACAATATTTTCAACGTTATGCAAAATTTTATTTAAAAGGCATTGAACGTGCTGATAAAAAGATTTGCTGAAGAGTTGAAGCCGTTGATACTATTAGTATGCCTGGCATTATTCAAGTCGTTGCTGTAGAATACTATGCTAATGAAACTAAGGACGATATTGTTGATGGAGTAGCTAATGGTTTAGTATTAGATCCAGTAGATCCAAATGAAGAAGATGGAATCAACGATATTATTGAAGGTCCTACTTTTATTAAGCCTAGAGTTGAGTATAGTTATTTCTATAGAAAGAGACTGGAATCTGCGCGTTGGTCTCTTGTGACGAAAAACAGTCCTGCGGAAATTGTTAAGATTGATGATCATAAGATGATTGTCAGATGGAACAGTTCTTATCATGGACAGTTTGAAATTGCTTGTAATGGTTACAAGAAAACTATCGTGGTAGAGTCTTTATTTTAAGGGAGAAAATGGAGTGTATGATAATTAATAATTATGAGATACCGCATTCTTCTTTTATGGCTGTAGATAAAGATTTACAGCTTATAACAGAATGAATGATGAAGAATAAAAACTTATGTAAAATGCTTTATTATACAGATAGAGATGCATTAGATAGACCAGCTCTTTCTAGTGCGCAAAAAGCTGATTTATTTGGTAAGCAAATAAAGATAGTACCTAAACTATATGTAGATGGGAGTGTTTTGGCATATGTAATTATTTCAATGGATAATTTCACAAGAAGTGCGAATCCGGAATTTCGTGATAATATAATATCTTTTGATATTGTCTGTCATTTTGATCAATGGCAGTTGAAAGACTTCCAGTTGCGTCCATACCGAATTGCCGCAGAGATTGATTCAATGTTTGATAATAAGCGACTAACGGGTATAGGTGAATTACATTTTGTGGGAGCGAATCAAATTATTTTAAGCGATGAATTTGCAGGACTCACTCTTATGTATGAAGCTATTCATGGCGGAGAGGATAAAAAGAAGACGCCTAATCCTATTGATCAAAATCAATTTGAAAAAGATTTCGATGAATTATTTAATGATAGATAATTTATGAAAGATATTGACCTTGCATTATTTACTGGGGTTGATATTCCTATACCAGAATGTCAGTTAATCATTCATCAACCTACGATTAAAGAAATTTCAATGGTTGGCGAACGAGAATTTTTGGCTGGTATAAGAGTATTAGCCATCAGTAAAGAAGACTTGGATAAGGGCGGAAATAATTTATCAAATACTCCTAATTTTCAAATATTTATGACAATAATGGAGGCCGAAGAAGCAAAAGATACCAAGGAGGCTGTTAGAGAAGCTTTATCTTTAATAATTCCTAACTGTAAGGTAAATTTTACTCCTCGGTCATTATTGTTAAATTATAATGGAACAAATACCATTATAGATGAAGGAAATTTTGAATATTTCCAAGATGTTTTACGGCAAGTATTTTGTTTGAAGAAAAAAGAGGATGATTATAATCCAGTAAATGCTCAAGCTGCAAAAATTGCAGAAAAAATTAAAAAAGGCAAAGCAAGAGTAGCTCATTTAAAAGGAGAAGATGTTGGTAGTATTTATGCTAGATACATCTCAGCTTTGGCTATTGGATTACAAATACCTTTACAAGATTTATTAAATTGTACTATATATCAAATTCAAGATCTTTTGGAAAGATTTTCTCTTTGAACAAATTGAGACATTGATATTAAGTCTAGACTTGCTGGGGCTGAGGCCAAAGGCAAGCCTGAAGACTGAATGAGAAATATCCATAAAGATTAATTTAGAAGGAGGAAAAAGCCCATGAAATATGGTGTTCGTGACGTCGTTGACGTTGTACTAAGAGCTAAGGGAACAATGGATCTTGGAAACAAACGTTTCTACAAGAATGAACCTGTATTATATTTCGATACGCTTACTACTTCCACATTAGAGGGTGCTTCCACAACTGTATATGCGCAGGGTGGTAAAGGTAACGCTCGTTTAATGGCTTGGGAAGGTGAACGTACTGTTACTTTCACAATGGAAGATGCTTTGATCTCACCAGAAAGCCTTTCTATTCTTACTGGTGCAGGTTTAATTGAAGCTTCTGAAGATGCTCCTATTTATCAGCATATTGTTGAAACTACAGATGATTATACTCTTGGCGATGGCAGTTTAACAGTTAATGTTGAAAAACTACCTTTCTTACCAAAGCCACCAGTTGCTGATGGTGATCCAGCAATTCCAGTAGAGGAAGAGAACTATGCTTGCGTAATGTTTACTAAGGATGGCGAAATCGTTTCTGAACCTTATATCGTTAGCCAGCAAGAAACAAATGGAATTCAGCAGACAAAAGATGGCAAGTATTCTATTATTGTTAATGAACACACTTGCAATTTCGGTAAGAGATGCCATGACTCTGGTGAATCATATACACCAGCAGACCTTGCTCTTGATGAAAGCAAAGCAAATGGTGTATTAGTAGATTACTATACACCTGTTAAGAAGGGTGCTAAGCAGATTGAAATCGATGCTGAAAAGTTCGCTGGTTCTTACTATCTTGAAGGTTCTACTCTTTGGAGAGATACTAATGGTGTAGATCACCCAGCAGAATTCATTATCCCTAACTGCAAGATTCAGTCCGCATTTACATTTACAATGGCTGCAACAGGTGATCCATCTACATTTACATTTACAATGGATGCATTCCCTGATTACACTCGTTTTGACAGAACACACAAAGTATTCGCTGTTATTCAGCTTATGGAATCCCAGACAGCTGCTTCTGATGCCGAAAATGATCTCCATCGTGGTAGAACATGGCATGCAGACGGTGTTGCATCTCGTGTATATGAAGATGAGGGAATTGATAACCACGATAACTAATAGCGGAGGTATAAACTATGTTTTCTCGCTCTAAGAAAAAGAGCAGTTCTGTTAAGACAGTAAAAAAGCAGGCTGCTGTTTCAATCATTAAACCTGGGCAGGGAACTAAGGTAGAAGAGCCACCACTAGATTTATCTATGGCTAAAATTTCTATTATTAAACCTGAAGGTGGTTTAATGGTTCAAGTTGATGAAACTGAAGGAGAGGAAGACGAATAGTCTTCCTCTTTTTTTGTTTATTGAGGTGATAGTATATGGCTCTTTATGATATTAGAGATGGCGAATTAAATAAAATAGCTTCGCAGTTACAAAAAATGGCAGTAGATGAAAGTGCTGCAGAAATTACTGAAGCTCAAAGATTAGAGAGTATTCCAGAAATTAAAGCGATAGCTAATAATTTTATAGAAAAAATGAATTCTTATACGGAAGAAATTGAAATATTTAGAACAAAATTAAAAAAGCAACGTGATTATCATAGACAAATAAAAGATAAAAAAGTTTTAAGTAAAAAACAATTAGCAGAATATGAAGATTTAAAAAAGTATATAGGTGATTTTTTAAAAAGTACAACTGTGAAAGAAATGCTTGAAACAGCAGAACAATTTCAAATAGATATTAATGGTGTTTTAGGACAAGTTGTAAAAACAGTATATGTTTATCAAAATGAAGAAGGTTACCCAGAATTATATGAAATTACAGGAACAGAAATTTTAACTCCTGATATTGCAAGTAGATCTAATAATATCGCAGCTAGATTTCGATTAGATGGCGCAATAAAAAATTTAAATTTAAATACAGCTGATGAGCATATGAAAAAAGCGATTCGTTCAATTGGAGGTTCTGACTATAATTTTAATAAATCAAATTTAGATGATGCCTATGTTGAAACTATGAATAGATATAGGTATAGTAGAACAAAAAATCTTAGATGAGTAATGTGAATAAATCAAATGCGACAGTGATCAATTATGAAGGTATCTGCAGCAGGAGATATTAATGAAGGATATGCGGCGGCAGTATTATTAAATAAACCAATACCAAGTTTTGCTTGACATTTCATTGATTGAAATATAGGGGATTTTATGGAATGTTATGTTGCAAAAGTAGATAATATGTCTGGTTTATTAGCAGGAGACGTAACTGTAGGAAATATTGAATATGCAATAAAGTCTTCAGATGCTTCTATGTTAAGTATTCGACAAATGGTTCTTCTTGCAGAATTAATTCAAAAAGACATTATTAAAGATCTGGTTGATTTAAATAAATATAAAAAACTATTAAGCAGTAAAGCAAAGACTAGAAATAGAGAAATTGAATGAACTGCTAAACAATTAAATTCTTTAATGGATGAAGATTTGTTAGATTATTTTGACAAACAAATAGAGATAATGTTATAATATAGGAGAAAAAGGAGGTTTGGTTATATGGCAAAACCAACATTTAGTAAGTTAAAGCTTGCCGCAAATGTAGATAAAAAAGAAATTACTTGAGAAGATCAAGTAATTGAAGTTAAGCAATATTTATCTATTGAAGACAAATTAAAACTTGTTACAGAAGTATTAAATGCGGCAGCAGATGAAAATAGATTTTATAATAAAGGTAAAATTAATTTATATTTTAAGTTATATATAACTTATTTTTATACGAATATTAGTTTTACTGATAAACAAAAAGAGGAAATTATTAAAACCTATGATGTACTTTATTCTTCTGGACTTTGGAACTGTATTAAGAAAGCGATTCCAGAAGAAGAGTTAGATTATATGTATGATTTAGTTGTCGATGTGGCAAAACAAGTTTATTATTATCAAAATTCTATTTATGGAATTTTGGATAGTATTAATACAGATTATAATAAATTAGATCTAGATATTCAAAAATTAACTGAAAATCTTAGAGATAAGGAAGGCGTTCAATTTCTTGATCAAGTATTAACCAAGATGGGTTAATTTAGGTTAATTTGATTTAAGATATTAAGAAGAATGTAAATACCCGTGAAAATTTTTCTTCACGGGTATTTTTTTTATATAGGAGAGAAAGGAGTAGAAATATGCCAAAACAGTTAAATATTAATTTAGCGGTTACTGCTGATGCAAATCAAGCTAAACGTCAATTGCAAGAATTGCAAAAACAATTAAGCAATTTAACGGGTGGCTCATTGTCTAAAACTAGTACTTTTGGACTTACAAAAGAAATTGAACAAGCAACTGTAGCTGCTGCTAAATTACAAGTTCAACTATCTGAAGCAATTAATCCACAAACTGGAACATTAGATTTAGGTAAATTTACTGAATCAATGAAAAAAAGTGGAATGGATTTAGAGCAGTATAAAAACCAATTGGTTCAATTAGGACCAGAAGGAAAGCAAGCTTTTCTTTCATTGGCTGATTCTATTTCAAATGCAGAAATTCCTCTTTTAAGAGCGAATTCTTTATTAAAACAATTTGGCGTTACTATTGCAAATGCAGCAAGATGGCAAATGTCTAGTAGTTTTATTCACGGAGTCATGGGTGCAATTCAAGGTGCATATGGATATGCGCAAGATTTAAATAAATCTTTAAATAGTATTCGAATTGTTTCTGGACAAAATACAGACCAAATGGCTCGATTTGCCAATCAAGCAAATAAGGCAGCTCAAGCTTTAAGTACGAGTACGTTAGCATATACAGATGCTTCTTTGATTTTTTATCAGCAAGGCTTAACAGGTGATGATGTTACAGAACGTGTTGATACCGTATTAAAATTATCTAATGTAACTGGAGACAGTGCAGAACAAGTTTCTGACTATATGACAGCTATTTGAAACAACTTTTATGATGGTAGCGAGTCATTAGAATCATTTGCTGATAAGATTACTGCGCTTGGTGCTGCTACAGCATCTAGTTCTGCAGAAATTTCTGCAGGCTTGCAGCAATTTGCCGCCATAGGTCAAACAGTAGGATTAAGTTATGATTATGCTGCAACAGCGTTAGCTACTATTGTAGCGCAGACACGTCAATCAGAATCCACTGTTGGTAATGGATTAAGAACAATTTTTGCTAGATTATCAAGCTTAAAACAAGGCGATGCCACTGAAGATGGCGTCGATTTAACTAAATACACTGCAGCTTTACAAGAAGTTGGTGTAAGCGTAATGGATCAAAATGGCCAATTAAAAGAGATGGATCAAATCTTGGAAGATATTGGTTCAAAATGAAGTACATTAAGCAAAAACCAGCAAGTAGCTTTAGCGCAAACTGTTGGTGGTGTTAGACAATATGCTACTTTAATTGCATTGTTTGATAATTGAGATCAATTTCAACGTAATTTAGATGTAACTAGAAATGCTGATGGTACTTTAGAAGAGCAAGCAGAAATATATGCTGAATCTTGAGAAGCAGCACAAAAACGAGTGAAAGCAGCATGACAAGCAATCTATCAAGATTTAATAGATGATAAATTTTTTATTGGTTTATTAAATACTTTTGAACTTATTTTAAAAGGTATTGATAAAATTATTGATTCTGCAGGTGGTTTAGCCGGTGTTTTAAGTGGCTTAGGTGTTCTTTTTACTCGCATGTTTGGAGATTCCATGGCTAGAGGAATTGAACAAATAGGTATGCGAATGCAAAGTCTCACTAAAAAAGGGCGTGAAGCAATCGAGCAACAGCGAACAACTGCTTTAGATCTTGCTAAAGAAATTAGATTTGATTCTTCTACGGATGAAGGTATCGCATCAAATGCAGTATATCAAGAAATTAATAATACTCAACAACAATTAATTAAAAATGCAAGCAAATTAAATGATGAACAAACTAAATATTATCAAAGTGCTTTAAATATATTAAAAGTTAATGGGCAACAAGTTATTCAAGAAGGAAAAAAACTTGACTTGCTTAAGCAACAAGCAGAAAAAGTTGCTTTTGACACCCAAAGAAAAATGGGTGCTGATAGTTGAAGAAAAAATCAACAAATTTATTCTAATTTAACAAAAGAATCACGTTCTTTTGGTGCTGAAAAAGAATTATATGATCAATTTCAAAGTGCAGTGAAAGCTGGAACTAAAGTTGATGATATAAAGAAAAAATGACAATCTCTTAAAGATGATGATAGCTTTGACGTTTTAACTAAAAGGGCAGAACAAAGAATTGATGCTTTAATAGCAAAATTAGAAACTTTAGAGAAAGAGAATAAGGATTTAAACGGAGCAATAAGTGAAGCATCTGCTTCTGCTGCAGCCGGTCAAGTTAGGAGAGAGGGAGGTTTTGCAAAAGGACTTGGTCTTGATCCAGAAGATGTCCAAAAGGTTGCTGATGCTTCTATTGATGTTGGTGCGGGTACTGTCCGAGCAACAAATGCGCTAAATAATTTTAAACAAGGTGCTATTGGAGTTAAACAAAGCCTTCAGAATCTTGGACCCGCTATTACTGAAACAGCTCGATCTTTTACTAAAGCAGCTCAAGGAATTTCACAAATAACTTTTGTACTATCAAGCATTATTAATCTTTTTAAAGTGCTAGAAGATGATTCAGTATCTTTAAAAGAAAAAATAACAACTCTTGTTATGTCTGGCGGTATGGCAATAGGCATGTTTGCTTCTTTAACACCGCCTTTAATGGCAATTACAGCAGGAATTCTCGCGTTAATTTTAGCTTTGCAACAATTATATGCATTATCTCCTTTGAAACGTTTTGATGATGCTAAAAAAGCTGTTGAAGATATGAAATCTGCAGTGAATGAAGCACAAGAAGCTGCTACAAGAGCTGCAGAAGCTTATAAAAATTTAAGTGATGTTTTAGATGGCTTAGAAGACAGAGAAAAAAGTATTAATCGTTTAGCAGAAGGTACTTTAGAATGAAGTAAAGCTATTTCAGAAAGTAATGATCAGTTATTAAAAACTTTAGAAACTGCTGGACTATTGAATGAAGCAGAGCTTACTTATAACAAAAATGGTTTAATTACTGTTGAAAATGCAGAAGAATTAAAGCAACAAGCTCTAGAAACAAGTAAAATTGCTGATATAAATACAGCAATGACTCAAGCTGGATTAAAAGAAGCTCAAAAAAATCTTTCGATAGAGACTCTTGCTAAAGATCTTTGAAAACAAAATATTTGAGACGGAATTACAGATGGCTTAAATAGATGAGCATTATCTTTAGCTAACGATTATCAAGGAATCGCTAACTATGAATCAAAAACAATTGATGGTAATTTAATAAGTAGTGAAGCACTTGAGGGTTATGCTCAACAATTAGTTGATAATGGTTTAGCTGGTGTTCATATTAATGAAGAAATGGCTCATATGTTAGCTGAAGCAAATCCTGAGTTAAAATTCTTAGAACAAATTGCAGATAGACAAGATATTTTAGATGGTATTTCTCAAGTTGCTGAAGCTATTCAAGGCTCCGAAATTGGTGGAAAGGCTTATCGAGTAGAGGCAGCAAGAAGAGCTGCGGATTTTGCAGGATTTGAAGCACCAGATTTACCAGAAAGCCAATTAGATGATTTTTATGATAATCTATATAATCAATTATTGAGTGGAATTCTTGAAGAAAGAGGATTAACTTCAATAAACGATTTAAACATAGGCAAACATTCTGCAGATAGAGCTGCAGCATATCAAGCTTTCGCAGATCAATCTGGCGGACAATATAGTTATGATGCTACTCAGGATACTTTAGTTGATAATGCTACTAGTAAAAATGTAACAGATGTTAATGAAACTCTTATAAAATTAGCTTATTTTACAAGTTTAATGACTTCTGGCTTTAGTGAATTATATGCCTCAAGTGTTAAATTAAAAGATACAGAAAATGCTTGAGATACTCAATTAAGAGAAAGACAAGAAGTATCCGAAAAAGAAGCTAGAGATAATATGGGAACAAGTGATTTGTTCTCTAGTGATCAAGATATAGATAATTATCTTGGTAATCATAAAAGTTCTATTGAGTTAGAATTTTTAATGAGCGGAGATTTATCTCAATTTCACAGTTTAGCAGAATTAGATGAATATTTAACAAAATTAACTACTGAGGAACATAATATTCCTTTAAATATTAATGCAGAAGATTTAAATAATTTTAAAGGAAAAACAGATGACTTAATACAAGAAGTCGAACAACTTTCTCAATTTATACAAAATAATGCAGAAGATTATGAATATTTAAGCAAGCATTTAGCAGATTGCTCTCAAGCTGCAGATGCTGTTGCATATTCTTTAATCCGTTTTGATGATGCTATGCAAGATGTTGCTTCTAATTATGATAATTGGAAGAAAATGTTGAATAGCAAAGATGTAAGAGAAGTTAGTGAAGCTGTTTCAGATTTAAGAAAAACATACGGTAATTTATTTGATATAGATGGCTCTACTCTTTCTGATGATTTTTTAAAACAGGGTGATAATTTAGAAAGATTAAATACTATTTTAACAGGGACAGAAGATGAAGCAGTTAAAGCTTATGATGAATTACAAAAAATTGCTGCTTTAAATATTGCTGAAAATGCAGCTACTGAATTGGGTATTTCTATAGATGCGGATCAATTTTATGCAGAATATGATAATATTATGTCTATTATTGATCAGCTACATTTGGCGGCTGGAGATCCTATTACCCTTGAAGCTAATCCTGTAGAATATAGTGCTTTGGTTGATTCATTAAACAGCATGCTTGCTTTAATTGGAAATAATGTAGATGCAGCACATGCTTTAATGGCTGAAATGGGATGACAAGGAGAATTAGAAAACATTCCTGCAGAATCTGAAGATACTACAGATGTTCAGGGTTATACAGTAACTCCAGAAGAAGTTACTGCAGAAGTTGTTGGTGCAGAAATTTCTAATGGAGATGGAGATGACGTTTTACCTAAAGCCACTAAACCAGTAACAATTAAACATGCTAGTATGCGCATAGATGCTGATGAACCAACACATACTGAAGGAAAAAAGGTTACTAATGTTCAAGGCTTTAGAATTAAAGCAGGCAGTGACTTACATTATATCGGTGGAGGAGCACCAAAAATAAAAAATTCTCCTGTCCGCAGAACTGGAAATAGTGGAAAATCTGGTGGAAAAAGTGGCGGTGGAGGAGGCGGTGGTTCTAAAAAGAAAACCGTTAAAGAACATACCAAAACTGTTAAGAATGAAGATCGTTATCATGATATAAAAGAACGTATTGATGATTTAAATAGATCATTAACTCGTTTAGGAAAAACTGAAGATAGAATATATGGTAAGGCTAAACTTAAGTACATGGATATGGAAATCGAAAAACTTGAGGATCAAATTAAACTTACCGATGAATATATAAAAGAAATTAAGAAATATGCAGCTATTGATCAAGCTAATTTACGTGGTATTGGAATGGGTGCAGAATTTGATGAGAATGGAATGCTTACTAATTATGAACAAGTTCTCGCAAATATTACCGATTCTTACAATGCCGCTATTGGAGCTTATAATGGAGCAGTAGATGCATTTAATGAAAGTGCGCAAGAAGAGGGCGATAACGATGCCCTTGAAGGCGCAAAAAAACAGCTTGATGCTGCAAAAGAAACTTATGATGAAAATCAAAAGATTTTAAAGCAGTATGAAGATACTTTTAATCTACTCCAAGAGCAAGTAGATAAACGTATAGATCAAGTATGAGCATTATTTGATATGCGTTTAAAGAAAATTACTTTTGAAGTAGAATTTGAAATTAATTGAAACGAAAGAGAACTTAAATATCTTGATTGGCTTTTAGATAATATTGGTGATACTGCCGAAAGAGGAGTAGATAAAATTGCTAATCTTGCTCAACAGATGAATGAATATGCTGATACTATCGAGTGGGCTAAGAAAGGTATTCAAGGTATCTTTGGATTGCATGGTATTAACTTTGATTTTGATAATGCTGATCCAGTAGCATTAACAGATCAATTAACTGATGCAATGCATCGTTTAAATTTTGAATCTCAATTAACTGAAGATGAGGCTAATGCGCTTCTTGATTATTGCGACACTCTCATGGAGGCCATTGATGGTATTCGTGACAAATGGAAGGCAGCACATGATGCGGTTAATGATACATGAGATAAGTGAAACGAACGTCTTGAAAGAGAAACTGATAGATTAGAAAATTATGCTAAAGAAATGGATAGCATAAAAAATATCATTGATCTTACAGGACGTAAAATGTTAGGTCTTTCAACACAAGATATTGATAAGATGAATCAATCTCAGATTGAAAATAATTGAGCGCAAGTAGAATCTTGAAAAGCTATCATGGAAGCTCGTAAAGCATCTATGGAAGAAGCTAAATATTATATGGAAAATGCTCAAACAGAAGAAGTTCGTGAGCAATGAAGAAAGAGTTACGAACAGTTTGAGGATGACTATAATAATGCACATCAGAATTATTACTCAGCATGAGAAGATACTTTAAAGAAAGTCCAAGATGCGTTTGAAGAAACAATGGATAATCTTGGAAAAGATTATAATGATGCAATGGGTGATTTAACACTTCTTCAAGAGCAGTTTGCGCGAAAGCAAGAAGTAGATCATTTATATCTTGATGATTATGAGAAATATCATGAGTTAAATAAATCTTCCGATGAACTTCGTAAGAGTCTTGAAAATACTAATAGCACAATGATGAAGTCCAAGATGAATGACCTTTTGGATGAAATGAATGCATCTATGCGTGATGGTGTTGATATTTCAGAAGCGCAAGCTGAAATATATGCACGTAGAGTAGCATTATTACAAGCTGAAGCTGAACTCTTGGATGCGCAAAATGCTAAGAGCGCAGTTCGCATGACTCGTGATAATGAAGGTAATTTCAGTTATACTTATACAGCAGATCAAGATCAAATTGATGATGCTGAGGGTAACTTCCAAGATAAGTTCTATGAAGTTCTAGATTATGAACGTCAATATATGGAAGATATTCAAGGTCAAATGTTAGACATGACAGAGCAATTCTGGAGTGATTATTATGACCTTTGTGAAAGATATAAAGATGATTCAGCTGCATTAGAAGAAGCTGTTGAGGCTTTAGTAGATGATTATAATTTAAAAATGGATTTCTTGGTAGCTGAACAAGAAATGGATATGGGCGAAATGGCTCGTTTGAGAGATGAAGACTGAAAAGACTTTGAAAATCTCACGGGAAAGAAACTTGCTAATCAAAATGATTTCATAGATCAATTTAAAAATACGATTGTTGGAAGATTACGTCCTCAATATCAAAATGCAAATGATTATGCAATTCAATGGCAAAAAACAGTAGAAAAAACTACTCAAGAAGGAAATAAGGCTGTAGATAAATATCAATCTAATACTGAAAAAACATTTGAGAAAGCTGGAGAAAATATTGAAAAATATGGAAATAAAGCTGTTGAAAAAATGAGCAATATTGCTGGTCAAAGTCAGGTAACAAAAGATAATGTTACTACAATGGCTGGACAGATGCAAATTGATATGGGTCAAGTTATGACCACTGCTTGAAGTCTTGATAGTGCGTGAGCTACTGTAATGAATAACATGCGTACTCAAATTCAGCAAACAGTAAGCGCTTTATATTCATTATTACAAAGATTACAAGAAGTTCAGGCACAAGCTGCCGCTACGATTGCTGCAGTTCAAGCTGCAGCTCAAGCACAGGCTATGGCTAATATGGGTAATAGTCTTGGTGGAGGCGCAGGTGGTGGATCTGGAGGAGGAACTGGAAGTGGTCCAGGAGGTCCTGGCAGAACAACTACTGGTTCAGGAAATTCTTCTTACCATAGTCTTTATGGTGGAGCAGGAACTGCAGATCATGCAATAACAGATGGAAACGGAGGTTATGTAACTGGTGGAACAAGAGGTTCCGGGAATACTGGTTATGGAGTAATTACAACTGGTAATAACACAAGTATGCCTACCGATGTTTATGCAATGCTAAAAAGACAGGGTCTTGTTAAAGCTTCTGGTGGTTATACAGGTGCATGAGGTCCAGAAGGAGTTGTAAATATTCTCCATGAAAAAGAATTTGTTTTAAATAAAGATGATACTGCTAATATTTTTAAAGTTGTTGATATGGTAAGACAACTAGATGATAAATTTGGCCTTTCTCAAGGTTTAAATAATTTAGCTAGTTCTATTGTTGGTTCTGGTTCCCTTGCATTGGCAGGTACTGGAGCAATGGATCAAAATGTTCATATTGAAGCAAATTTCCCTAATGTACAATCACATACAGAAATTGAAACAGCATTAAATAATCTTGTTAATTCTGCTGCTCAATATGTTAATCGTAAATAATTTTAAGGGTTCCCTTATGGGAACCCTTTTCTTTTTTGGCCAATTACTTGTCATAAAGCCGACGTTTTTTTTATAATAAAAGAGATATAGGAGAAAAAGGAGGAGAATGGTATGGCTGATGATTTAAACTTAACTCAAAAGTATCTTGATGCAATTAATGAAGCTATATCTGTTCATACTAAAAATGCGGTTCAAGGACTAGCATTTAATAAAACAGAAACAGCTACTATTGTTGGCGAACAAGATGCCGATGGGTTTTACCCAGTCTATAATGGTTCAGTAAGATATATGGCGAAGTCTGAAAAAACTAATTATAGAAAGGGATCAACCGTTTATGTCACAATACCAAACAATGATACTTCGCAAGAAAAGTATATTATTGGAATGTTACGTGACAAAGACGGAAAAGGACTTACATACGTTTCGCCTTTACAGAAATATGCACCTGATGAAAAATTAGGAAATTTCTTAGAAAAAGAAGAGTGAAAAATTGATCAAAACGATGACTTTTGAACTTCTCTATTGCAATCCAATGGAGCTACAAATCAATTAAATTATAATAATACGGAAGGAACAGGACTTGTTGCAAATTTTAATTTACAAAAAAATTCACAAGGACCTGAATATGTATTTTTATATCAATCTAAGAATCTCCAAGAGTGTAAAGATATTAATGAAAAGAACTTCAAATATATGGGAGTTTCTGTTGATTTCAAAACTTTGCTTAGTGCATATCACGTAATAAAAGGAGATTATGGAATACAGATTTTTATTCAGTATTCTTATAACCAAGAAAACAGAGAATCTGAAAAAGTTTATAAAGTTTCTACATATAGATTAAGTACCAGAGATATGGTTGGTGCGGTTTATAATTTCAATACTTACTATAAACAAGAGGCTTTATTTGAGATTGATAATGACATTGAAGCTGGAACAAAAATACATCGAATTGGTATTATGTTCTATCAAGATGGTAATTTTATTAATTCTGATGGTCATATTGATACTAAATACAATATCAATAAATTAAAAAATATCTTATTGAGAAATCTTTCTATTGAATTTGGCGATGATCTTCCAGAAGATGTTATTGATGAAGTTAAAATTTATACCACAAATGGTCAATATTATGATTCCGCGCAATTGAATGAACAACTTAATGAAAAGCGCATTCAATTAAAATGAAGACATCTCGATTATGACAATGCAGAGGATGAAGATGAACCTGGTAAATTAGTAGAAGTAACAAGTGCTACCTCTAAAATTTCTAGTGAAACAGATGTAAATTTATATCCAAAGATAACATGGTATAAAGATTCTCTCCATACTTTAGCTGATTTTAGAGCAGAAGAAGCAGCAGCAGCTGCTGAGAATGATGCATTATATGCTTTATTAGAAAAATATAAGGCTTCTATGAGTGCGCGTGATGCATTTTTAGATGTGTGGAAACAAGAGTACGATAGAATCGTTGGTGAAGAAAGTTTAGAGACTATTGAACAACGCGCCCTTGAACAACATTATGCCGCAATTAGAGACGCTTCTGGTCAAGCATATGAATATCATCCAGATGCTATTACTAGAGATGAGATGTATGATTTAATTAATGAATTAAATCTTAATCCATCTAAAGACTATTTCTACAATATGGAAACTCAACAGTATTATCTTACACCAAGTGGAGAAGATATTGTTGATAGAACTATTACTCGTAATGCCAAGGAGGCTTTATCTCCTGCGGCAAGTAGTGAAGATGGTGGCGATCATTGAGTTCCTATTGCAGTAAATACTTTAAAAGTAGATTTTACTCCAGAGGAAGAACTAAAGCGCAATGATTTCTCAATAAAATGTATTGTAGAATATGGTCCAAGAGATAATAATGGAAATATTATTAAGGAAAGTGACCATTATAGAAAGATAGTTTCTAATATTATTACATTTATTAACTTGACCGCAGTACCTGATCCTAATACACAGGATGCGGCAATAGGTGTAAAAATTATATATGATGATGAATCTAATGGACAATATCCTTTATATGATGGTCAAACTGGGAAAATATTAGATAATTTTGATAGCAGTGAAGAACGTACTTTAACGATGGATTTCGTTTCTAAATATAGTGGAAAAAGTTATCTTAATGGAAATGAAAGTATTATATGAGAAGTCCCAAAGACTAATACAATGATTGATCCTTCTGGCTATATCAACCTTAAAGCAACTAAAGATTCTTCTGAAGATGTTGATGGAGTAACTACTCGATATATTTTAGGAGAGACTGAAGGTAAAGAATTAGCCAAGAAATATTATATTAATTATGATCCAGTAAATTATTATTATATTAAACTAGATTGCTATAATAGTAATAATGTAAAAATTTATGCTAAATTGCACTATCAAATAAAAGAATATTATGTTCAAAGCGCAATTAGTAATACTGTAACGTGTCATTTAATTAAGAACCAGCAAATATATACTGGTACAACGACAATGTTGTTTAGCCATAAAGGTACGAATGGAACAGATTATACATTTACTCTTGGTTTTGGTAAGCTGGTTGATATTAATAATAACTGGGAAGAAAAAGGTCCAGCTGATTCAGCATTAACTATTGGTGAGCAGTATTGGCGTTTAATTAACTTTGATTTATTTGACGCAGATTGCAAACAAATAAATTTGACAGATCAACAAAAAAACGATATAATTAAATTATGGGTAGAGCATAAAGAAGATGGTTTTTATACATCAAATGTTGGAAATGCATTAGATATTCAAGGAAAAAGAAATACACAAGGTTTATATACACAAGTAGCGATTAGAGTTAAAAATAATTATACATCTATTGTAGAAGATTTAAAATATATAGTATTACAAGCGTCTTTGAAATCTAACGCAACATCTACTTACAATAATAGAATATATAATTTAGATAATATTTTATTCACGCAATTTTTACAAATTCCAGTAAAGACGCAACAAAAATATTATTTAAATGGTTCTGGTATTATTTTTTATGACGATGATGGAGCAATAGATAATGGTACTAATTCTCCAAAATACGCTTTAAAAAATAGAACTGGAGCACAGCGTTTGGTAATAAGAGCGAATGGAGTAGAAATAACTCCTTCTACAGCTAACGCACAATATTATCCATCTTTTACAGCAGAATGAGAATTAGAGCCAACTTCTATTTTCTTTTCAAATATTGCTTATGAAAGTCAATTTTCTAAGAAAGCAAGCAAGTTAGCTATTGATTGTTATGATGGAACAAGCCTAGTATATACAGTTCCATTATTAATTTTACAAAATAAATATCAAATTCCAGCTCTTAATAGATGGAATGGTAAATTATTAGTAGATAGCGATAACAACCAGATTATGGCTGCTACTATTAGCGCAGGTCATAAAGAGCAGAATAATTCTTTTACTGGAATTATTATGGGAGATATTCGAAAGAAAGATGGCCTACGAGAAGCATATACACCAATATCTGGATTATTTGGATATAATACAGGTGCGCAATCATTTGGATTTCAGACTGATGGTACTGGATTTATAGGCAAATCTGGAACTGGTAGAATTGAATTTAACGGAGAAAATGGTTGAATTCAAAGTGGCAATTATAGTGCTTCAGAAAATGCGGTTAATCGTTCTGGAACTAGGATAGATCTTGATGATGGATCTATTGATATGTGAGGACGAGGTGTTACTTATACTTATAGAGAAGATAAGAATAGATATGAAACTTCTAATACCGGAGTTGGCGATGTTAGTACAAATATCCATTTAGATACTGCTGGAACTATTAGCAAACCTTATTTTAAGATAGAAGTACCTAGATATTATACTACTAATAATAGGGGTACTGTCAGTAGCTCACAAACTAATAATCCTTCTTATGATAGAATTTCTTTAATGCAAATAGATCAAAGTAATTTCTATTTACAAACTGCGGATTATGATGAATCTAGAAATACTGGATTAAAGATTGATTTAAGGCAAGGAATTTTTGATAGCAAAGGAAAACTTACTATTAATGGTGCTCTTGGTTCTGAAATTAATTTTGGCTCTGGTGACAATAATATTAGAATGGGTATCTATGGAAATGGTACTGCTTATTTAACCGCAACAGGTACATTAAATATTACTGGTAATGAAAATTCTAGAATTGATTTTGGTGAGTATTTAACTATTACAGGTAGTGGTACTGGAAATAGAATTGGTGGTAGTACATTATCTAATAGTGGTATTCATGCAGATAATGCTAATTGAGGAATTAATTCTGATGGTAGTGCTTATTTTAAAAACGTAAGTGTTACTGAAAATAGTACATTTAATTTAGGTACTCAAGGAATTGGCGGAAATGGTATTTCTTTTGGAAATGGATTCGCAAGTTTTTCTGGAGATATTTATGCAAATAATGGATACTTTACAGGAACTGTAAGTGCTGCTACTATTACTGGTGGTACAATTACTGGTGCAGCAATAAGTGGTGGATCTGTTACTGCTGAAAGTTTGACTGTTGGCGGTGTTTCTGTTAGTCCATCAAGCTTTAATTTTATTACTGGATTAACCGTAAATTTAAGTAGTGGTTCTATGCCTATGGTAACTGATGTTACTTGAAATGGTGCTTCAATTTCTAAATCAACTACTAATTTAAATTTTGTTAATAAAGTATCAATTTCTTGAACTAAAGCAAAAGCATATATGCTTGGTGGAGTTTCAATAACAGGGGGAGATTCTCAAGTAGAAGTAAATAATACTTCTGGTGGAACTCCTCATACAGTAGTTAATTTAAATGACTACTATGCAACTAAAGGACATGATCATGATGACGTATATGCTAAATTGGGTCATAGTCATAGTGGTACTAGTGGTCCAGGTGGCGCAGATTATCATACACATTATGTATCAGTAGATTAAGAGGAATAATATGAATAATTTAACAATAAAATATTTTCATGAGCAACTATTACAATTAGTAAATTCATGTGGTTTGCCTGTCGGTACTGCATATTTTATATTAAAAGATGTTCTACGTGAAGTAGAAAAAGTTTATAATGAGTGTCTTTATAAAGAAGCTCATGAAGAAAATAATTCAACTGAAACTCAGACAATAAATCTTGTTCAACCAGAACAAAATAAGGAGGAAATGGAGAATGAAGGAACAAACACAGATGCTTCAGAACATTCTGGAAGCACTAATGACAATTAGTACAAAAGGTAATGATACAATTACAATGGCTAACGTGCTTCAGGCTTTACAAAATGTAATTACAGAAGTTAAGAACATGCCTGAACCAGCTCCTGCTGTAGTTGAGCCAGAAGTTGTTGAAAATAAGTAAGAGAAGGAGGAGAAAGATATGGCAAAGTTATACCCTCCATATTTAGAAGGAACATTGCCAGCTTTCTGCCTTGATGCGAGTGGGGATGGTGTTTTAACCATCCCTTTTGCGCATAATAAGGCAGTAAGTATTGATGATTTTGGAAGTATTTCTGTCAAAGTAAAAACTGTTCAAAATGATTTATTTATTGCTGATTTTAATACGAAAGATGAAGATTGTGGATGAGAAAATAAAGCAATTACAGAATTAAAATTTACTGTTAAAAATTTTGCCATAGGTGATAAATGAACCGATATTAAAGTAGGACAGTTTTATAAAATCCAATTAGCTTATAGGGACAGAAATGACGTTGTTGGTTATTTCTCAACTGTTGGAGTAACAAAATGTACATCTTTACCAAGCGTAACGATTAAAGGTTTTGAACCTCCAAATGTAGTTAATAATAATGCTCCAGAGTTTTTAGGAGTATTCATGCAGGCTAAGGATGGAGATATTACTGAAAAAGTATATTCTAGTCGTTTTATCATAACAGATATTGCGAACAATGTTATAGAAGATACTGGTGATGTTTTACATAATATAGAAAATAATCCAAATTCATATGAATCTGTTGATAGCTTTGAATTTAATAGAGATTTGAATTTTGGTGAGATATATAAAATACGATATATTGTAACTACTACTAATGGATGCGAAATCTCTAGTCCAGCATATTTAATGACACAGCAGAAATCTTTAGCGATGGAACTTAAAGGAGATTTGCTTGTTGATTTAAATTATGATGAAGGTTTCGTAGATGTTAGTATTAAAGGTTATGTTGATGAAAATGGAATAGAAGAAAAGGGTAATGGAACTTTCTTGTTATCAAGAGAAGATTCTGTAAATCCAGGAGTATGAGAAAAGTTATATAAGTTTGCGCTTAAATACGAATCTCCTACTAAAACTATTTTTAGAGATTTTACTATTGAGCATGGTAAAACATATACATACTCTTTACAACAATATAACGAGAATAAAATTTATTCTGGAAGAAAAAAGTCTAATTCTATATATGCGGATTTTGAGGACATGTTCTTATTTGATGGAGAACGTCAATTAAAGCTTCGTTTCAATCCGCAGGTTTCTAACTTTAAGACTCAGTTATCTGAATCCAGAAGTGAAACTATTGGTAGTAAGTATCCTTTCTTCTTCCGTAACGCAAAAGTTGGATATAAAACATTCCCAATCTCTGGATTGATTTCAATGTTAAGTGACGATAATGAATACTTTACTTCTTATAATAGCATTTTAAGAGAAGATAAAGAAGGAGAACGTCATGATGTTGAGTATGATAAGTTTATTCGTCCAACAGTTCAAAAAGATACTGATTTAATTTCTGAAAATATCGCATCAGAACGTTTATTTAAACTAAAGGTTCTTGACTGGGTAAATAACGGAAAAGTTAAATTATTTAGATCTCCTAATGAAGGTAACTATATTGTGCGCTTAATGGATAACTCTTTAACTCCAGAAAACGGCCTTGGCCGCATGTTGCACAATTATAGTGGAACTGCTTATGAGTGCGCAGATTATACATACAGAAATCTTGTAGATTTTGAGATTATTGATGATACATCTAGCGCAGATAATGAAGAACAAAAGGCGTATGTTACGACCTGGAGAGAAAAACGTTTAGAGGATTTCGCTAAGAATAATATACTTAGTCCTTCTGGATTGGATTTTGAAACTGGCATAAATGGTGGAAAGGCTTCTAAAAATCTTCTTGAAGCTGATATTCAAGATGTATATACTAAGAATTTAAAATTTACAGATTTCTTACCTGGAACCAGAATTAGATTAGTATTTGACTTTACTGGTGATTTTGATTCAGATGATTATGAAGAAATCACAATTGGCTCTACTGGCGCATATTTTGCGAATGACATTAGAAGAGTCTATGGTATTTATTTATTAAATGATAGTCAGACTTGGATAAGTTATCAAGATTATCTTCGTTATCAAGATTTAAAAGAATCTAGAATCAAAGAGGCTCTTGGTGAAGATAATTATGCTGTTTATGAAGATATTAGAGATTTTACAAAAGATTTAGTTAATCAGCTTGATAATGGTATCGATAAACAAACAGTAATGGATTCTTGGGTTAATAAAATTATTACAATTCTATATGAATCAAATAATATTATTGATCCAGTTACTGGTGCAACAATAAATGGGTTTGATCATGATAATACATGACAAATCTTAAATAATTCTCCTTTGGCAAAAAGTGATGTTATAGGAATGTTGGTTTATTATCTATGGAATACGCAAAAAGATCCTTCTAAGAGAAATGTTTTAAATAATTTTAAAGAAGAAGTCGTCAAGAAATTGCCAGAAGATGTTATTGCTGCTTATGCTAAAGAAAATCCAAAATGAGCAGATAATTTTACCTTAACAACTCAAGATGAATGAAAACAAGCTTGAGAAAAAGAATATGCTAAGGATAGAGAAACTTCTCTTAAAGAAGAATTTTATCAGAGATATGGAGAAGATATTTCTGATGAAAGATTTAATGTCTTATGAGAAGAGGATGAGTATGAGGAAGGAATTACTTGGAAAGAGAAATTAGAACAAGAAATTCAAGATCATAGTTGAAATAAAGTCTTCATTAACAATATTACCGAATGGTGAGAATCACCTCGTTTAACCGCAAGAATGAGTGAATTAGTTAATTGAAATACTTTTGTTTCTCTTCAGACGGTTAGATTACAGCTTTCTGGTTTAGAAGAAAGTTATGAATCTGCGGTAAAAAATATTGATGCAGTTAAAAAGAAAAAGAAGAGTTTTGAGAAAATATTAGAAGAACGAGTTGCTCAAAAAGAAGAAATTACTGCTGATGTTACCGCATTAGAAACTCGTTTAACTGCTGTACAAGAATCTATTGAAGAAAAAGAGACAGCGATTGAAGAGGCAACTGCAGCAGATAGTAGTGATTTAAGTGTTTTAGAGAATGAGCTTAAAGAATTGCAAAAGAATAAATCTGATTTAGAGAGAGATATTAAGGGATTGCGCAATAGTATTGTTAATATTGAAGATATTCTTGTTAATACTCAAAAATCTATTGATGAATATGCGGAAAAGATTGAAACATATGAAAATATTATTGAACATTATGAGGAAGATAAAGCTAATTATTTGCAACAAATTGCCGATAATAATGCAATTTTAGCAGAACCTCCTTATAGTGAATTTAGTCTAGAATATAAATTCATAGAACCTTCTGATAGTTTAATTCTCTGGAACAATTGGAATAATGTAAAGACTTATTTACAAGAAGCTACTTTAAAAATGCCAGTTCCATGGACAAATGTAAAGCCAGATGGATCCACTGAAACAAGTAATTTATATCGTTTGCCTGTTGTCTATTCAACTGCTAAAAACGCAGTAAATTCAGCATGAGATCAGTTATATCAAACTTTAATGGATAAAACACCTTATGATGAAATTGAAGATGCTGTAAATAAAGTAGTCAGTGAATTAAAGAATATTCCTTATCCTACTGGAGAAGGAGTATATTATGATAACAATGGTAACCCTGTATATACTGATAAATATTGGTGAGATAAATGATCTATGGCAACTGATTCTATTTATTGCGGAACGTTGCAGTCAGGAAGTGGAACCATTATTTATCAATATGATGTTCCTGTTAGAAATAATTTTGATTCTATAGAAGCAGTACAAACAGATATTGGTTCTTATAGACAAATTGTTGGTCCAATTAAAGATATCGTTAAATCTGCTATTTCTCCCGATAATGGCGTTACTGAAAATGTGCGTGAAGAAATGACTAAGATTTGTATGTCAAATTATCACAAGCGTCCAGTTGGTTATCTTTACTCTAAAGAAGAATGAGATAATCCTATTTATGACAATATCTTTGAAAATCGTAATGTAGATCAACAATATAGAACGGTTAGAGAAGATTTGAAACTTTATTGGGACAATAATTTTGATGAATCTAGAGTTTTTAATGACGAAGAATCTATGAAGCAATCACCATTTGCTTTATATGTAATAGCTTCTCCTATTATCGGAAATCAAAATTATTATGATCATATACACACTTCTGCTTACAGTGATTTTACGGTAAGCAATAATAAGATATGACTTAAGTTACATCAACAAGCTAATTCATTAGATACTATTATTAGATATGGTGAAATTAGAGATGCTGAAGCTGTTGCTATTTTGAACTATGGCATTCGAACACATTTAGACTGGGAACAACAAGATGATAAGTACAAGATAAATCATCCTTGAAAAGACTTCTCTTTAAGCTATGGAACGCAGATAGGTACAGATGAAGAAAAACTTATTTATAAAAATTCTAAGCAACTATGGGATTCTAATAACAAAAATATTCGCACAAGAACCTGGGCTGTAATGCATTTGAATGACGAAACTTTAGCAAAGAAGATTGAAGATTTTTGAACTAATAATATTAGACGAAGAGCTGACAGCAATAAAACAGAATTCTCTATCTTATTCCCTTCTGGAGTGGTAGATTTATCTAATATAAATGATAATCAGTTAAAGTGGGTTGTAAATAATTTATCTGATTTAATGTATGAGTTAGAGAATCACCCAGATAAAGGTATTTCTTCATATTTCGCAGTTTCAGACGAACAAGTGCATGATGAGTTATTCCCTAATGTAGATGTAACAGAAGAGGTTGGCGCGCATGTAGCATCACATCTCTTTGAGAAGTATTTTATAGACGCTATTATAAATCAGAGAAATGCTGAAGAGCTTATTACTAGATTAAGTGGTTTATATACTTCTATTCAGAATTCAAAAGATAAGTGATATTCAGAGTATATTAAAGAAAATTCTACAATAACATATGATGAATATTTGGAAGCATTAAATAATTTAAATGAAATTTGATTAGAGCAACCAAAAGTTTATGTGCTAGATGCTTGAAGCGGTAAGATTCATGCTATTGGAGATGATTATTTATATGAACCAATTATTCGTTTTGATGGCAGTAGAATTGATTTAAGAGAGATTGAAAACTATTCATTAGATGATCTTGATGCTTCAATCACAACAATCGACGTGGGTAATGGCGTTTATGGTGAAATATTCTTCAGACAAGCAACAAAGACTTATGAGTTAGAGAAGATAGAAAAAGAAGTAGTTACTTTAAAAGAGAACTGATCTACTCAAAAAGGCTTGCTTGACAATGTTCATTATTATTATCCTTTTGCTAAGGATAAGAACAATATATATAAATATACATCAAATCCTGATCAATATAATAAAGATATTTCTACTGATCAAGAAGTAGTAGATGATTATAGTATTAAATATTTAAATGCTTTAGATGCAGAAAAAGAGGCTTATATTCTATATCTTGCCGCATTAAAGAAGGCAATAGATGAATGAGTTACTCAGAAATCAGAAGAAGTTTCTAACGCGTTGAATCAGTAAGAGAGAAAGGAGAGCATATGAGAAATCCATTGTTAGATGAAGATTTTCTTCATGAATTAGATTTATATCATCATCATCATACTTGGGCAAAAATTATTTCATTGGATTTTAATGAATATCCATTAGAAGAGATAAGTGGAAAAGTTTCTGCTGGAAGTATAAATATTGATGGAAACTCAGCGGTTAGAAGAACATGCTCTCTAACTCTTTTGAGTGATGAAGTAAATATTAATGATTTCTACTGAGGATTAAAAACTAAGTTTAGATTATATATTGGTTTAGAGAATCAAATTAATGATCAATATATAATTAAGAAAAAGGTAGAATTACAAAATAGTATAGATGCGGCTATGGCTAAAGGCGAATCTACGGTAGATTTACGTTATCGCTTAGAACATATAGAGGAGTTATACAGATACCCTGATATTATCTGATTTAATCAGGGTATCTTCCTCATATCTTCTTTCAATTGCGCCGCAGGTGTAAATAAATATACTGTATCTATTCAGGGTAAAGATAAAATGTCTTTATTGAATGGAGATATGGGCGGTGTTATTCCAGCGTCATGAGATTTCGGAACTATGGATGAAAATGTCCTTGATGAAGAAGGAAAAACTGCTTATGATGCTTCTGGTTATGCAATTATTAAAAATACGCAAATACCTATCAAAGATATTGTTCTCCAAGCAGTCCATGAATTCGCGCAAGAGAAATGACAGAATATTATAGTTAATGACCTAGATGACTATGGTATTGAGTTATTAGAATATGAAGGAACTACTCCTTTATATTATATCATTAAAGTAACTAATAGTGGAACGGATTCAAGAGAAGTATCCAATATGACGCTTGATGAAAATATGGAATGTATGGTAAAAATCGTCGATTGAATTGACGATAAGCCTGTTTCTCTTGGATGGGCATCTACTCGAACTAAAGTAGAGACAGACGAGAACAATAATTCTGTTTCTAAACAAGTTGCTATAAAAATTAGTGAGCTAGATTCTGATTGGATCACGGAGACTGCGACCGCCGAGGGCGCAATGGCTGAGCATCCCCCAAAATACTCGTATGAAAGGCTCATTGAGGAGTTAGATCCAAGCGGTGCAGTAACCGAGTCAGTTAATTATTATAGAACTAGAATTGCATTTCCAGATGATTTCTATTATGAAACAGCCTATGATGATGAAGGAAATGAAGTTCAAGTTAAAGTATATAATGAATATACTGTTGCTAAGATTACTAGAGATAATGGATTAAATGTTTGTGGTTATAGAATCTGTGACATTGTTTATCCATATGATTTAATAGCTTCTCCTGGAGATACTGTTACTTCAGTTCTAGATAAGTTAGTAAAAATGCTTGGAAACTTTGAATATTTTTTCGATGAAGATGGACGTTTCATTTTCCAAAAGAAGAGAACATTCTTAGATGTTTCTTATAATAATATAATTAATGAACACTCTATCTCTCCAGAAGTATGGGCAGATAGTAGTATGTTTAATACAAAATATAGTTATACTTTTGATAGCAATACACTAGTATCTTCTATCCAAAATAATCCAAATTTACCTCAGTTAAAAAATGATTATTCTATTTGAGGCGCGCGACAGAATGGAAATGTTACAATTCCAATTCACATGCGCTACGCAATAGATAAAAAACCTTATGGTTATAGAACATTTGATACTGTTGATGAAAATGGCATAATAACCAAACCTGGTGCATGATACTGAACTGAAGAGGGTTTGGGTTATAGACAAAGACGCATGGAAGTTTTAGCGCAAGAATTTAAAGGAGAAGAAGGCGGAAGTGTCGAATCTTATGAAAAATATTCTTACACTAAAACTCCAAATGAAAATGGATTGCCAGAAACTTGGTGAGATGTACAAGACTGGGCAAAATATTATGGTTTAATTGCGGCACTACAAGATGGAAAAAATCCAGATAGAATGACGCAAGAAGAGCTAGAAGAGTATTATCCTAAAAATTACTTAATGTTTTATAAATCAGATGAAACAAAATATCCATTACCAACTTATAAAGAAGTTGCTTCTTATTTAGGGGTGGAACCAGATTATGGCTGAAATGGAACTTTACAGATGGTTATCCAACAAGAAGATGGATCTTGAGATAGTCATGGTTCTAACTGTTCTCATTCCTATTTCCAATTTATTCCTAATTATGAAGTATTAGATGAAAATGGAAAAACTAAATATTATATAGATAAAGAACATGGCATTTCAGTCCCAATGAGAACAACTTCGGGCATTTATGAAAATACTAAGGTTTATATTTATAGACCTACCTTCCCAGGAGAATTGGATTATTCCTATGAAGATGGTGGGGTTACAACTATTGATGTTTCTGATTATGCAAAAGATCAAACCTATATTGTCGATTGAAGAGAAGTTATTTATCAAATGGCAAATGATTATCGAAGACATTATAGAGAAGATGATTTCTTAATTACATTAAGAGATAATAATAAGATTTTATATTATAATAATACTCCTATTGAATCATTATATCCTACTGGATATACTGGGTATGAAAACTATTATATAGATTTTGAAATGAATCTCAGTCAAGGAGTTGTGGCTTATTGAAGAGAACTATATAATCCAGAAACTATTAATGATAAAAAAGAAAATCATACGGGATATTATAATTCTGATGGAACTTTTGAATTAGATACAGATGTGGCGCTCTGATCTGCAGGAACTACTTACCAAAAAGGAGATAGAGCTGCCGTTGAAGAAGATGGAGAACGAGTTATTTATAAATCTTTAAAAAATAATAATGTAGATACAGTTCCTTCTTCAACCAGTCCAAGTTGATTAGAAACTCCAGGTCAATTCACTTATAATTCAGATGGTTGAAATATTGAAATTTTAGATAATCCTGAAATGTTAAATTTCTGATTTGATTTCCTTGATTCCAAGGGAGAGATGAACAAATACACTGTCCATAATATAGGAATGAGGTCAAAAGCTACAAATGATGATAAGATAAAAGCCATCTATTTTAGGGAAACGCCCAATGTAATTTTTGATGTTGAGGGAGAAACGGTTCAAAAGGATAATTGAACTAAACCTGGATATTGTTATATCAGTATTCCAGCAGCATTAAATGATTTATTCCATATTAGTTCGCGCGGTAAAAACTGCATGGATGTAGTAGAGGAATATTTGTATAATTATGCTTATCCGATAAGCTCAATTACATTGAGTACAATACCTATTTACTACTTAACTCCTAATACCTTGATCTATGTAAATGATCCAGATACTGGAGTTGTAGGTGAATATATAATGACAAAATATAGTATTCAATTAGGTTTAAATTCTAGTATGTCTATAACTGGAAATGAAACCGCAAAGAGACTATATTAAGGAGGAAAATGAGGAATGGCTAGAAAAATCAAACAATTTCGATTGTATAATGCTCCAGTCCGCAAAAGTACAGGTGAATATGATTATACATATTGTACAAACAATTCACCTGCAGAAACTTCTGCCTCAAAGAATATTTTAGAAATGTTTGAATCTGGAGAAGTATTTGAAAGTGTTTATCCAATTTCAGAACTAGGCATACAAGCTCCACCTGGGACAAAATTCTATTTAAATGGAAGTGTGTATCCAATAGTAATGGGAGCTTCTGGAATTTACGATTTAGATATTAAAAATGGTGCAAGAGTCACTGGTTTAAGTTTTCATCGAGAGTCTTTACAAGACATCGTAACTAGTGGCTCTAGTTACCTTATTGTAGATGTATTGTATGGAGAGGAGGATTTAGACTAATGGGTTTCTATGGCAATATAACCAACATAAATAAATCTAGTTTTAGTTTTGATAAGATTTATGCCAATAGAAAAGAAATGGACGCAAATGCGGCCATTGATGGTGTTTATGTTGGAAGATATGTTCTTGTAGATTATGATAAAAAGAGCATACTAGCAACTCAGGCAAGTGAAGTTGCGGATTCATTTAATGTTTCCAATGATCCTCTTCGATATGCAAATATTGTAGAAGGCTTTGAGAAATACTATAATTATAATTTAGATTTATTAGAGCAAAAAACAAATTCTAACTTGCGTCCAGCTTGAATGATAATACAAACAGATGGAAGTTATGAATTTCACACAGGTCCTTCTTATGCAACTCCAGTATATGAATTTTCCGAAGACAGCGGAGAAGGATTACACGCAGGAGATTTAGTTCTTTTATTAGGAAAGAGAAAGTGTATTTCTGAAATTCCTGATAACTTGAAATTTACAGATGCATATGAACTAGAGAATTATCAAAGTAATGAATTAGCTAGTATTATAACACAAGATGGTGCGGTTTATTCTTACTTTATTCCTGAGATATGGTACTGCACTGGTGGCAGACCTATTGAATGGTCAAGCAATGGAATTGACTATATTAAAACAGTTGCAACATTTGAAAAGAGTTCTATCACTTATTCCGAACAGATTGATATGAACAATGCAACCCTCTTCAATAGCAACTATTCAGAAGATGCTGTTGCTTATGGAAAGATTGGTAGAGGTTGGGATTCTACCGTTTGACAGAAAACAACTGGCGTAAATGCAAAGGGACAGGTTGTTAATAAATATGTAATGATCGCTGAACTTAATTCAGTAGTTCCTACATTAGATATTTCTGTTGATGCGCCTACACAAACTCCAATCGCGCCACATTTTGGTACAGATATTTCAAATGTTTATTATAAAATGCATATTCAGCCAACTTGGGGTATGAGAATAAAGAGTTCTTACTCTGACTACACAACAGATCAAAAGAGATATCCTTCTGATATTAGTGGAGCTTTCTTAATTGATACTTTACTCAGTGATGGTACTGTTGCTAGAATTGGTAGAAGAGTTAAGACATTACCGGACGGAACAACTCAAATTGTAGATTATCCTCCAGTATTGGATGAATTTGGCAATGTTGTTCCAGAAGATATCGAGGATATGCCATTAGCAATTTACTTTAATAAAGATGGCTTTGATCCATATCAAGCTTCAGATGCGCTTACAACAGTTGAACATGATTATGGTTCAGAAGCATTAAAGAGTATTGCTAGAAATGTTGGAACATCAACTCGTCCAAAATGGGAAGTAAGAGATACTATTGCTATTAAGCCTACTGGAACGAGTAACCAAGAATATAATGTTCATACTGCTGAAGGTGACCTATTCAAAAAGAATTTACCAGATACTTACGAAATGAGTATTATGTTACCATCTATTGGTAATATGGCAAACACTTTCTGGAATATGCTTTATGGTCCAAATGCTAAAGAAGATATTAAGGGCCGTAGTTTATGGCATGTAAATACTGGTGCCTTCGTTAAGAACGATGATACTTCTACTTACGTAAGAAACACTGAATTTAGATGGAACACTCGTAACGGTAGAAGAGGAATCACAAATGCGCTATTTGATTCTAGTTTCTATATTGGAAATGCTAGAAATCCAATAGCTAAAACATATGATGAAATAATGGAATTAAAGGACACTAGTCCAGCGACATCCTTATTAGTAAAGAATAGTTTTAATGATAATTATATTAATATTGGAACTGTCGGTGACTTTGATCCTATTCATACACACTTGCTACAAGATAGACTTCTTTATAATGTAGAGGATTTAAATACAGTAGCAGGTAGTATTAATACATTACATGATTTAACTGGTATGATTGTAAGATATACTAGCCTTGAAGATGAAAATGCTAGTGTAAAAATACCAGATGATTATATTGCTGATTTTACTAACAGCTCACAAAGAAACTTACTTTGGGAACATCGCGCAGAAAAATTATCTGATTGAGATCCAACAAAGATTTATTACGATGTTTCTGATCAAAGATATTATTACAAGGATAAGACTTATACCTATAATCATTCTACTACTACTGGTTATGAAAGAAGTGGAAGTCATTGGTACAAGCCTATTTCTGGTGATAAATTCATTGATTTAAATACTGCTAAATATTATAGAGCAGAACGCATGGAATATCCTAGATATTCTGAAACAAACCTTACTAAAGATGTAATGAATCTTCCTTACTTTGATTATATCTTAGCTAAGACTGAAGATGATTACGTTGAAGGTGCTGTTTATTATCAGGTTTATGATGAAGATTATTTCTTGAGTAATCCAAACGTTCAAGCCGAAAAGACTCGTCTTGAAAATAAGGTTGCTTCAGAAACTGATCCAGTTCTCATTGAAGAAGCGCAAGAAGAATTGGCGCAATTCCTCAAAGGAGAATATAAGAATAGTAATGATGAAGTGGTTCTTAGATTCCCTACACCATTAATTCTTTACAATGTTGGATATGAGCCAGGTATTTATTCTTATGAAGATACTAATTCTTCTGGACAAAGAATTTATACATTAGATAGTGCTCCACTTCCAACAAGACCTGATGCAAGGTATATTAAGATTATAAATTCAAAACAACAGCAAGGATTTGTACTTTATACTTCTGGTGGTTTCTACAGATGGGATAATAGAGATGAGACATTAATTCTTTGTAGAAATGCTTCTCTTAAAGGCGCCCTTGATTTACCAGAAGATTTCGTTCCTGAACATCCAGATACAGAGTTAATCACAAGTAGCTATGAATGGAACGAAAAAATAAATCTTTATGACGATGATAAAAATGTTATAGGAGAAGATAATAGATTCATATTCTTCCCTAGAAATCAAGCCTTTGAAGAATATCTTCATATTGCAGATTCTGAAGAAGGAAAGACAATTTACGTCGCTGGAGATGAAATTCCAGATGTTATTCCTATTAATTTCCCAACAAATTTAACTCGTTGGCAAATTGAATTAGAAGATGATAACAAGCTTTATCTTTATATCTATGCTGGATTAAATGATGAGGATCATCCTGCTGATAAATTAGTAGAACAAGGTCATGATAAAATTCCTGTTGAAAATATCTTATTTAAGAGAGAATCTTATTTACAAGAACTTAATACTAGATTAGCAGCTTATGTAGAAAATCCTGGAACAATTACCAGAGCAAATCTTGATGCTTACTTAGAATTATTAAACAATAATAATGAAAATAAGTATTTTGATCAATATCAGGCTTATTTATATCTCTGTGTTACTACTCCTGAAGAGAAAGACGAAGATGGTAATATCGTAACTCAAGAAGTTTCTGACTATCTTCCTTTCTGAACAATCATCATAGAAGGATATGCGTTTAAGTTAGAGAATGGCAAAAAAGTTCCTAAGATGGTTATCTCTACCATTGGAAAAGAATCTTCTTCTTCTAGCATTCACTTCGATGTACAAGAAGCTAAAGAAAAAGGTCTCAATGTTCAGTTAAAAGAATTTGAAGCAAATAAATATTATTATCATCCAAACAATGACGGTAATAAATGAGCTGCTGAAATTAGAGCAAATCTTTTAACAGAATCTGGTCTTTGGAGAAATACATTAAATGGCGGATATAATGGTTATTATACTATTGAGTATGAAACACTTCCACCAGAATCTCAAGTAGATGATTTTGAAGAAGTAAATGATAATAATCATTTTAGATTCTTTACTTTAGATAGAGAACAGGCATATCGTTACCAAGATCTTGAAGGTAACTGAAGAGAAGAAATTCTTAGCAGAACATACCCAAGAGATACTAGAGATATTAATTATTACGATATTAAATTCTTGAGAGTTCCTTCTGATAAGATTGTATATCAAAGTGGAACCTATTATGAAAAGAATGGTAATGGTGAGTTTGTTCTTACTGAAGATACAACTCCAGATGCGTCTAAGACTTATTATCAGATAGAACAAAGATATGTTGAATCAGATACTAGCGGTATCTATAAGACAGGTTCTATCTGGAATGAAGAAGTTGTTCCAGTTCCTGATACTGTAACCATTGGATTCAGAGAAGAGTCTTGGAGAGCAAAACCTATTGAACATTATGCAAATAATGAAAATACTTTCAATGGATTAATTCTCCGACAGAACAATATGATGCGCGATGGCGATGAATTAACTCGCGATCGCAGCACTGTTCAAGGAACAATTAATACTCTCAATGATATAATCGCTAAGTTCTACACATTAACTCCTCGTGAATTTGTAACAGTAGATGAATATGGTCGTGTCCATAGCGCAAGCTGGGATTCAATACAGCCAGATACTATTACAAACCTTGGATTACCTTCAGATGTTAGAACTGTTGCGAATACAGATAAGCGTTGGATTAATTTAACATTAGATGATGATAAAGATAATCCACATTTCACAATTAAACATCAGTATAATCCAGTAGAACCTGTGAATACATATGCGAACAAGAATGAAAATACTACTGTTACTGGTAACGTTGGATTAAATCATTCCGCAGATGATACGTTAAAACTCTATACTCCTTTAATTGATGCTACTGGACATGTTGTTGGACAGAACACAGAAACTGTAACTCTACCTTTCAATTATAAGGTTGTTACTATTGGTACGCAAAGTGAAACTGTTTATGATTCTACTAAGAATAATTTAACAGCTGGCTCTACAATAGATAAGAGTTATAGTGGAACTGGTAGTTTAGTTGCAGAAAATACTAAAGATACATTTACTGTAAATACTGGCAATAAATGGATTAGATTAATTCCAAATTCAGGAACAAAGTCTTATCAGATTAGCCATGAAGTTCATAACATAAATGTTTCTAATAACACTTCTACAAATTTAAATGCGGGAAGTGGCACAAATATTATTAATATTCCAGATTGAGATTTTGACAATGCTGGACATATTATTGAAAAGCATAATCATGAATATACTTTGCCTTATGGCTATAAGTTTATTCAAGATGAGGGTAATAGCAGCATTCAAGCTGGTAATACTCAAGATAAGTTGATTGTTGTGGGTGATAGTTATCTTACAACTTCTGTAAATGATCATACATTAACAATAAGTCATGATAAGGTTAATCCAACAACAGCAACAACGCAGTTGAAGAGCAATGTAGAAACTCCTACTTTTGGATCAACATTTGTAATTGATGATTATAGCTTTGATAATCAGGGTCATCGTATTGTAACAAGTTCTCATACAGTACAATTCCCTAAAGGACAGCTCGCTAATGGCACACATGTTGCAACAAGTGCAAATGTCGTTACATCATTAGCCTTTGATGCAACTTCTGGGACTATTACAAAGACAGATGCTAATGTTGGTACATTACCTTTAACAGGATATACACAAGTAGAAAGTATTTCTGCAATGCCAACAGCAACAGATTCTATTAATGTTGCTCTTGCTAAAGTAACATATATCTTAAACAATAGTACAACTACTGTTGATAGCAGAATTTCTACTGCAATTAATGCATTAGATGCAGCTGAATCTTCTGACGATTTTATTGCAAAAATCAAAGAAACAAATGGTGTAATTTCTGCTACTACTGGTACCTTCGGAACATCTGGAACTATTGCAACAGATGCAGGTTCCAATAGAGAAGTTGTAACTTCTGTTACTATTAATCATAGTGGTATCATTAGTGGTACCAAATTAACGTTAGGAACTGCTGCATTATCTGCAACAACAGATTTCGATGCAGCTGGTGCCGCAAATACAGTTAAGACTGATTTAATTGGTACTGCTTCAGACACACAAACCTCTGATACAATTACAGGTGCTAAAAAATATACAGATAATGCTGTAACCACAATGGAGAGTAAAAAGTACGGAGCTTCTGGCTCTACACAATATACTTTTGCAGAGATGGTTGCTAAATTAAATGATTTAGAAGCTAGACTCGCGGCCTTAGAAAGTTAATATAAGGGAGAAGATTTTCTTCTCCCTTATTATTTAGGGCAAGAGTTAAAAAAATACAAATGTTGTTTTTTAGATAAAATAGAGTAAAGGAGGAACGGACAGTGGTAAGCTATGTTAAGTTTATGCGATGTACGCAAGCATATTTTAACAATTTAACAAAAAAAGATGTTGATACACTATATTTCGTAGCGAGTCCTACGTCTGCGGACAATGGTTTCCTCTATCTCGGTACTAGATTAATTTCAGGAACTTCAGAAAAAGAATCAAGCACTACCAATGGGTATATTTCTATAAATGAGGTAAAAGATATTCTCATTAAAGAAAACCTGGCGGATAATGATATTCTTTTATATAATGAAGGAACAAAGAAGTGAGAAAATCATGCGCTTCAAGATTTGTTAGTTTATTCTGCAATGGTAGGAGCGACAGAAACCAAAGACGGTATTGCAGGATTAGTTCCAGTTCCTATTGCAGGCGATCAGCTTAAATTTTTAAGTGGCGATGGAACATGGAAAGAAATAAATACCTATGATGCGGAATTACACGCCGTAGTTAAAACCTTAGTTGCTTATGATCCAGACATGTCTGTTAGAGAAATTGCAGATGAAGTTGTCATGGATGTACGCTCTAGAGTAGGTAGTTTAGAAAAAATTATTAAAGGTAGCGGTTCTGATACAGATTTGGGTCTTTCAGCCCGTGTATCGGCAATAGAAAATACAATAGGTGAATTTCAGCCTGTATCTCCAAACTACCTAGATATTGGAGAAGCAATTAGTTATTTTGACACTTCGATAACTGAACTTAATGATCGCTTAAGATGGCATACATTATCGGAAAATTTATAATCGAAAGGAGATGTGATTATGGCGGCAGCAAGCAATTTAGTTAATTTTAAACGTGGCACATGGGCCAATCTTAAAGCCTTAATAGAAGACGGCACAAGTGGCGTCGATGGTTGCTTTTATTTAAGCGTAGATGCCAATACAAAAAGTAGTCGCCTTTATGTAGGTCGTGCAGACGGTAGCATTGTCCCAGTTAATCAGGGTATTACTAGTGTTCCTAATTTCAATGCTTTACTTTCTGGAACATGGCAAGCTGGTGACTTCGCATACATTGAAGACAAAAATATTTTAGCTGTTTATGCAGGAATTGGATCAGAAACTCCACACTGGATTCAGTTAAACCAAGATAAATATATTGAAAGATTAGCAAGTGCGGTTAGTGTAACAAACGGTGTTGCAACTATCAATGTTAATGGTTTTTATAACTATGGTGGAGAAGAGGGTGTTCCTGACGTTACAACATCTGTTACCATGACTGGTACAAATGGTATTGACGTTAGCGCATCTGGTACAGCAATTACAATAGATGGTGATAAATATAACTTAGCCGCAGATGCTTCCACTTCTGGACAGGCTACTATTAACTTAACCTCTACTAAAAATACTGGCGCAAATGATACTACTGCTCATGGCAGTGTAACTATTAAAGCTGGTACAAATGCTACCCTTACAACAGCGCAGGGTGGTTCAGAAATCACTATTGGCGCGTTAGATAGATCAATTACAGATTTAGATTTCACAAATGGTGCTACTTCTGGATTCGTTTTAACAGGTACTAAAGAGTATGATAATGATATTGAGGCTACTTTAGATCCAGCAGTTAGATATGGTGTTAATTCTACCGAAACAAAGAAATTCGAAGGTGGAACAGTAGTTCTTGATGTTTATTCTAAAACTGAAATTGATAACATGAAGAAGTCTCTTAACGCAATGACTTATAGAGGTACTGTTGGTACTGGTGGTTCCTTCGGTACAGATTGGACTGCGTTAAGCGGAAATATCGCTATTGGAGATACTTTTAAACTTGTTGGAATTAGTTCAGCTACAGAAGTTCAATTAGCTGCAGAGTATTCTGCAACTGGTAGTCCAGTACGAATCAAGACAGGCGATTTATTAATCGTTTCTGGTGCAGTCGATAAAGACACTCATCTTCCAGTTAATACAGAAGGTGCTGATGGTTATGTATCTGGTACTATTAAGTTTGACGTAGTTCCATCTGGCGATGATATTGATACTACTTATAGTATTAATAATAATCAAACACATGGAATTGATATCGTCAATAATGTTAGTGGTAATCCTATTGGTGGTATCCAACTTCAGCAATTAGGTGGTGCTGATGGTGACTATATCACTATGACAGACCAAACTGTCACAGATGATGATGGCGTATCAAGAAAAATCGTTAAATTAAATCACAAAAATATTACCCAGCAGCAAACAACTGGTACTGGAATGTCTAATAGTGGTGGTGCTACTATTACTGGACAAGTTGTTACTGGACTTACTTTTGATGATAAAGGTCACGTTGTTGGAGTAGAAAAATCTAGTTTAAGTGTTGTAAGTTCTGCTTCTAATATTACTCAATTTAAAGCAGTAGGAAGTGTAACAAATAATGTTGCAAAAGTAGAAAATCATATTGAGGTAGAGGATGCATCTTCACAAGTTCATTCATTCTACAATGGAGCAAAATATACTTCTGACAACTTAACACTTACAGCATCAACAATCTCAAACGAACCTTTTGATTACACAGATTCTAATTCTAATCCAGTTACTGGTACTGCAAGTGTCCCTCAGATTAGCATTAACTTTTTATGGGGTAGTTTCTAATTAGAGGACAGAAATCATTAAACAAGAGTGAATATCTTTCAAAATAGTTAGAAGATATTAAGGTAGGAGAGAAGAAATATCTTCTCTCCTATTTTTTTTATATGAAAAAGGAGAAAGGAGAAAAGTATGGCTAATGAACACAAATTTTGGCCTATTCGAGGTACAGAAGATCAGATCTTAAAGCAGCCTTACTTTGATGGTAAAATTTATTTTGCTTATGATACAAATAAAATTTACCTCGACGTAAATGGTTCTAAGCATCCAATGGGTAGCGGAAGTTCTGGTATCTTATATGCAGAAGCAAATGAAGATACTTTGACAAAAGAAGTTCCAGAAGATGAAGCTGACGATAAGTATTTTATGTCTATCGAAGCCCTAGAAGAAAAAAGTCGTTCAAAGAAAGTTCTTGCCGATGATTTAATTCTCAATGCGGATGGTCGATTTTTTAGAATACTTAGTGTTGATGACGCAAATCAACAAATATACTGCCAATTACTTGCGGTTAGTGGTACCGGCGGTGGTGGCGGTGGTGGAGCCACTTACTCCAATAGAAGTAAAATATATAAAAAAGATCCAGCATCTAACTACCTTATTAACGGAAGAGCTGCTTCCATTGAGGTTTATGCAGTATCTGGACGTGATCCAGAAGATGGCAGTCAATTAGATGAAAAGTTAATTGTTCACTGGGTTTTATCAGAAAAGACTTCTACTGGCTTGTGGAGTGAATATAAATCAGAGACATTCCCTATTGATGCTTCTACAACAGAAGATCCAATTTGGAAATCTTTTGAGTTTGGTACAAAAGCGCGTCAATCTACAACCAATAGACTCACCATGTGGGTAACTGGTAGCGCAAGTACTGAAAGTAGAAGTTTTGAATATGAATTCTATACTTCTGAATTAAGACTTGAAAAACACCCTAACTTCAGTAACGTTAATACCTACAGTTCAAATGGCGTAAATATCTACTGCACTACTGTTGGTGATTTGGAAAAAGCTATTTACTACTATTTTGAAACTGATGATGGAGAAGTTCTTTTAAATCCTGGTGGAACTATCATTGGCGCAGGTACAAGTGAGCAAAGTTTCACCGTTCCTGCTGAATATGCAACTCATGGTTCTCATAAAGTTCGTATTGCACTTTATCAGAGTATTAATGGAGAAACTGATTTTAACGCATCTGCAGAACCTATTGAAATGGAAATTGCAGTAGTTGAAGTTGGAAATGAAAAGCCTATTATTTGGTTAGGCGATTATAAAGACGAATATTACCAGTATGATAATATTAGAATTCCTTTCAGAGTTTATGATCCAAGCGCAGTTATTGGTACAGAAATAACTCTCTACAAAGATTCTGATAAGATTGGTAATAGAACAATCACCGATAATACTGTTTTCTCTACTTGGGAAATTATTGACGGCGATTTAAATATGCGCAATTACTACTACATTTCTTGCGGAAAAGATGATTTAGAAACTCGTAGAGAAATTACTTTCATGATTTCTGAAGACCCTACCCGTGCAGATATGAAGATTGCTAAAGCTGGTTTAAGATATGTGTTTGATGCAAGTGGCCGTAGTAACAGTGAATCTGCTACAAATAGAGCAACTGTTGTTTATGGCGAAGGCGATAACGCAATCAGAGCAAAACTAGATGGATTCAACTGGTATAACAACGGTTGGGTCACAGATAGTGCTACTGGCAATACTTGCTTAAGAATTAGTAATGGTGCAGTGTTCTCAATTCCTTTGAAACAGACAGTATTTGCTACAAGTTCTGCTTCTGAACAATCTCATACTTTTGAATTCCAGTTCAAAGTACGTAATGTTCAGGACTATAGTAGCATCGTACATAACGTAACTCGTTATCAGGGAAATACAGAAGAACAGCATCCACCAACATATCCTAACTGGACTGATGAAAACGCATATAATGTTTATACTCATCCAGAGCTTTATTTAGAATGAAGTAATGGTAAAGAGTTTGATAACTACGATGCGTTCTTACAATGGTACTTACCTGCTTACGCAGAACATCATCCAGAGACAATAGCAACAATTCCTCCTTCTTACGATAACTTGGAATATAGAAAGACAGATAAGATTTTAAGCACTAATTATGCTGCTGGTCGTTATTTTGATGGACAGCATGGTATCTGCATTGGCGCACAGGATGCGTTATTCACAAATGGCGTAGATACAGTCAATGTTTCTTATGTTGAAGATAAATTAGTAAATCTTTCTATCGTATATTCTCATGGTTCTGGTGATGAAGGTGGAAGTAACAAGTTAATGTCCATTTACTTAAATGGTATGCTAACTGGTGTTGCTCGTTCTACTGTTGATGGCTCTTGGACTATTGGTAATGATGATACAATCAACATTATCTTCGATTCTAGATATTGTGACTTCGATCTTTTCAAGATTAGAATTTACAATCAGCCTTTAACATTACCTGTTATTTTAACTAACTACATGGTTGATTTGAAAGACCCTGTTGGTTATGACTTAACTCGTATTGCAGCTGTAAATAACACAATTGGAGAATCTCAGTTGAATTTTAATGATATGATTACATATAATGAAAACCATCCAGATGGTTACATTATGCCATATCTTATCATCACAACAAATCCTAAACATGATAATAAACTCCCATGGTCTAAATCTGTAAAATTAGAGGATTATGCAACCTTTGAATTTGTAAATACTGGTCTTGAACGTGCTTATAATACTGGCGAACTTGGTCAGCTTGCTGAGCGCGCAGGTCAAACAGTAGAAGAATATTATAAACATCACTGCCCATCTTGGACAGGTGATAATATCACTATTCAGATTCAGGGTACTTCTTCTGAATTCTATCCAAGACGTAACTATAAAGCAAAGACAAAGGATAGCAACAAAAAGATCAATATGTATATGAACCGCGGACCATTCGTCCAGACATATGCAGATCCTGAAACTAAAGAACAAACTCACCTAGATTTCTTTTATATGGACAACGACACTGTTGGAACCACAAAATTCACTTTGAAGATTGACTATATGGAGTCTTCTGGAACTTATAACATGGGTTTTGCTAACCTTGTTAAGAATGCTTATACTCACCATCCTTTATATGATTATTACCAAAAGGGTGCTATTATGAAAGCTGATACTGAATATAAGGTATCTACTGAATATAAAGAAGGCACAACTTATTGGTATAAGAACCATAAGGGAAATATGAAAAACACTTCTGATGATGAATTAAAGATTCAAACAGCAGAAGATTACGCTATGGGTCCTGTTGCTTTTGCACAGTCTATTGGACAAACAAAAGTATTAACAGATCCAGCAGTTGAAGGTTATAATACTTGGTATGAAGCTACAACTGTATATAGCACAGCTCCTACTCCAGATTACCTTGATGATTACAGAACATCTGTACAAGGTTTCCCTGTATTAACATTCCATCGTAAGACAGATGCAAACGGTAACGTTACAGGTATCAGCTATATCGGAAGATATAACATGTTACTTGATAAAGGTTCTGATGAAGCATATGGTTTTAAACCAATTGATGAAGTTTATCAGAAATTCGTTACAAAGAAGAATAAACCTGTTAAAGTTAGTAAAGTTGCAGAATGCTGAGAAGCTGAGAACAACTCTCGTGGTTTCTGCTCATTCCGTGACGCTTCTACTAATAGAACAGATGATAAGTTCTTCGACACAGGTGCATTAACTGTACATGGCGCTCCTATTGTTGCTGACTATTGGGAATATCGTTATCATAGTTGCGCTGATTCATTAGATATTCTTTATGAATTAGATGCAAATATTTCTGATGAAGATTCTATCGCTACAGTAGCAGATGAACTTGGAGTAGATATTCAAGATTCTACAGTAATTCCATCTCCAGATTCAAATTATAAGGGAACTTATACTCAAGGTATGAAGAATGCTGGAGATGCTTTATTAAGAACTTATTCTAACTGGGAAAGAGCAGTAAGATGGGTTTATAGTACAGACCAAGACGCTGTTCCTTCTATGGGTGTTTATTCTAAAGTAGATTTAGGTTTAGAAGCATATGCGCCAAATCTTTATTACATCTTAAATAGTGATAGTGAATATGAATTAGATACTAGCGAAACATATGATCCACTTCTCACATATTATAAAGCATCTGGAGAAGAATATACTCCTATTAAGCTTTGCGCAGATAGTAGTTTGATTTATCAGCCAAATACTTACTACATTCCTTCTACATTAAAAGAAGGTGAGTACGTATTAGACCCTGAAACTGTTTTTAATCCAAACTATACATATTACAACCTTGTCGCAAATGAAGCAGAAAGTGGCGCAGTTGCACTTCCAGAGCCAGTTACATATAACGGACACGTATATTCATACGATACAAAAGAATATAGAAATGCTAAATTTACAAACGATTTAAGCAAACACTTTAATCTTGAGTATCTCGTTACTTACTTTGTAATGACTGAAGTCTTCGAGTGCTATGACTCTCGTGGTAAGAACGCAATGTTCGCTTCTTGGGGTCCTCAGGAAGAAGGTGGAGACTATATTTGGTATCCAATATTCTACGATATTGATACTCAGTTAGGTATTAATAACACAGGTATTCCTTCTTTCGAATACTACGTAGATGCAACTGAAAATGGTACTTTCTCTACTAACGATAGCTTACTATGGAATAACTTATATAAGAACTTCCGTGGTTTAATTATCCAAAAGTATAGACAGCTAAGAGGTACTAACTCAACATATCAGAGCTTAAAGTACGCTCCATTACAGACAGTAGATAGAATTGAAAGCTGGTATCTTGCAGATCCAGAAGCTACTGGTAGTATGGTAATGAGAGGTGAAAAACCTTTAATCGCTCTTAACCTTGATGAATACTATAAGTACATTACTATTACTAATCCATTAATGGGTTATCAGGATAGAAATGGCGGAACTGGTATTGATAATGGTACTTACTTCTACGCACTTCAGGGTGATAGAAGCTTATCAAGACAGCAGTTCTTAATTAACCGTTTCAATTACATTGACTCTTGGTTAAATCAGGGTAACTACGAACGTGGTGGTACAAACATTATTCGTGGTCGTATCGCCGCAAACAGTCCTTCAAATACATCCGATAAATGGATTGAAGGTGAAACTATTAACACTGAACCAACACTTAATACAAATGTTCCATACTGGAAAGATGCTGCCGAAACTCAAAAGACACACCTTTTCGATGGTGAATACTGGATTAACATGGAGCCTGTTAGAAACTCTTATGTTACTGTTGGTACAGATACAGCAAACTTCCCATCTTTAAAATATACAAACCTCGATGGCCCAGTTAAGTTCGTAACTCCAGACTTAGAGAACGGTGTTCGTAAGAGTGGTGGATATCACGAACAGCTCTACTATATCTATGGACTTGACCAAATGAAGAGTCTTGGCGATATGAGTAGATTATATTGGACTGAATTTAATATTGAAGGTTCTGCTACAAAGATGACTGACTTATTACTTGGCTATGACGGCTTGGATGAAGAAGGTAACTTCTATCTCAATGATAGAATTAATATGTACGGTATTCACGCAAGTAGTTCCGCAAGTGATAAGGAAGGTATGCCACTCTTAAAGAGAGTAAATCTTTCCTATGTTAGATTCAATGACGAAGCTCCTACATATAATTTCACAAGCTGTGAAAAACTTGAGGACTTCAGAGCTATTGGTTCTAACATTACAAATGTTTCCTTCGCAAATGGTGTTGCTTTAAATACACTCTATCTCCCAGAGACAATCAAGAGATTAGACTTAACTGAAGCAACAAAACTTAATAACATTGTAACACAGTACATTCCTCGTAATGATGCTGCAGGCATTGATGTTACACGCGGATTATATATTCCTAATTTAACAGATAAGGCCGATAACGAAGCTACTTCTCAAATTGAAACAATTAGTCTCATTGGAGATTGCTTAGGTTATGATAGTTATAAGTTATTAAGAAAATACTATAACGCACGTATGGGTGCGGCAATGTCTTATATCACAATGACAGATGTAAGATGGACTCCATATAAGCAATTAGATGAAGGAACTCCTTACAATGTTGATGATAATAATGCTCATTTATATTGGGTAGATGATGGTCACTTCGGACTTAAAGAATATGTTCATGAGAACTATGATACTTGAACATTATTGATTAAAAATGGAGAACTTTACAGACTTAACACTCAATTAGATGGCTCTACTATTAAATCTACAGATTTATTGATGCAGTTAAAGAACGCTAGTAATTTCAGAAGTGCTGCTGCTACAAGCACACCAGTTCCTGTTATTACTGGTATCATCTATGTTGATAACGATACTCCTATCAACGAAAGAGATATTGAAGCTAACTTAGTTTCTGCTTACCCAGACTTGAAGTTCTTCTTCAAGCAGGTTGAACAAGTTCCTGCTGCTAAGTATATTATCCTCAACGATGATGGTACTTACGATACTCTCGTAAGAAGAACATTAGCCGCAAATGAGACATTCTTCCCTAATCCTCTAACTCTCGTATCTTCTAGAGAATTAGATAGATATGAAACTCGCTTAAAGTATGACTTCTATGGTTGGGGTACAGTTCCACTAAGTCCTTCTGGAGTAGAAAACCTCAGAGACGATAACTGGTTCAAAGAAGAGAAAGGTAATCTTGTTGTAACAACAGATAACCCTGAATCTCCTGCCTTAACTTCTAACATGTGGTATAATAATTGAGATTCACTTTCTATTCAAGAAGGTGTAAATGATTACGTATTCTATGCTGTCTTTGGTGTGCATAAGTACATCATGACATTTAAGAATGGCGATAATACTACAGATGCCGGTATCTTGAAGATCGAAGCTGAAAGTCTAGTTCCATATCCAAAGACAATTGTTCCTTCTAAATCTGAAAAAGATTTACCTTTCGATCAGACATATTACTTCACAGGTGTATGGAGATTAGAAAATGGAACAGAGTTGAAGGATGGAGTATTTAAGTCTCAAAGAAATCTTACTTTCTATCCTGAGTTTGCAACAAGAGACGTTCATTCCGCTCCAACAAACTTAGACTACTTTGAATTTAAGACATACGAATACTTGGATGGTAGTCCTAACTTCAGTACAAACTTTGCGATTCCTCAGTATGTAAGTGGTTCAACATATAATGTAAATGGTGTTTCAATTGGTATTAAACCTGGAGTTACTCTAAGTGGAAAGGTTACACTTCCTACTTATGATCCAGATGGAAGACCTGTTGTAGCATTTGATGCAAGCTGAAGTATTCCGGGTCTTACTCAGAAGCCATTACCTCAAGGCTGTGTAGGCGGACAAAACATTACACATATCTTCTGGTATCATACAGATGGTAAGGATCCAATGCTCAGAATTATTCCTGAATACACATTTGCTGGTTCAACAGATGACAAAATGAACTTGCAGTATTTTGAATTCCCATCTTCATTACGTGTAGTTAATCACTATGCATTCTATCGTGCTCAATCATTAACTGATATTAATCTTAGAGATGCTAACAATCTTTTATGGATTGGTAATAACGCATTTAGATTATCCACAGGTAGTACCGAAGAAGAAATTTTAAATATGGGAGATATTTATATCCCAAGCTCTGTTGCTTCTATTGGTGCGCAAGCATTTGCCGCAATTAATGGTAACTATGGAACTGTTCAATTTGGTACTGCTCCTACTGGTTCTCGCTTATGTAGATTAGGAGAGTTAGATTTTACTGCTCAAGATGTAACAGTAACAATATTCTCTTCTATTGGAAACATTGGCGTATTTAGATTCTATGCTTCTTCAACCGCCCAAAAGAATGCTATGATGAAATTTGTTAATGATACTGGTGATGCTTTCCAGACATTCTCAATGTTTGAAAGAGCTGGAACAAAAGAGTATCTTGATGCAGGAAATCTTTCAAGTTAAAGGAGAATAAAATATGATTAAGACACCAATTTATACTTATTTAGGTACAAATGGAACTCTTACTACTCCAATTCATCTTGAGGGTATTTATGCTGTCGTAAAGTATCAGCTTGATGCAGAAGGAGATAAGTTCTTAACAAAGGATAACAAGTCTTATGTTAAGACAGTTCTTTGTCCTGAAAGTGAAGTTGCCCTTTGGAAAGAAGTTTCCAAAAAGGCCAAAATATAACAATAAAACTTAATATAAAATTAAGTATAATAGTTAAGGGGAAGGGAAACCCCCTTCCCCTATTTTTTTTCAAAAGTTAGGAGGAAACATAAATGATCACTTATATTGACAGTGAAAATAAACAAGACTATACCGTGTTGTTTAATAAAGCCTCTGCAAAACTAGGATTAATTCCAATTATAAAAGAAACTCTTAATCCTACTACTCTTAAAACAGAAATCACTTACCAAAAGAGTGTTTTCAAGAATGAGAAGTGGGAAGTTGTTGATTGCGAAGTCAAGAAAGACGAGCAGGGTAATCCAGTAAGAGATTCTGAAGGAAATTTAATTCAGCTCGAAGTTGATGCCGATGGTAATCTCTTAGAGCTTGAAAGAAATGGTGCCGGTGAAATTGTACTTGACGCACAGGGAAATCCTACTGTTTTAAGAACAATTCGTGGTATCGCAAGCTTAAACGAATATTTCCAACACATTGTTGAATTAGCTGGTTTAGCTATTGGCGAAGGCCGTTCAGGTTCTGATCCATATTTCTTAAGAGTTCCTCTTGATGAACCTTTCTTTGAAATTAATGCAAATACTCGTGGAATTACGGTTCCAGGAGAATTGAGTCAGGTAGGTATCATAGGCGATAAACTTGCTGAAGTAGTATTCTTCAGAATTGATAGATACTTTGATGCCGTTGATTTAAACACAAGAGATATTTATATTGAGTGGGAACTTCCTGACGGAACAAAGGGTATCTCAAGAGATTATCTTCGTGATGTTCAATCCGAAAAAGATAAGATTATCTTCGGTTGGGTAATTGGTGACGAATTAACTCAGCAAGTTGGTACAATCCGCTTCGCTGTTAGATTTGTTGAATGGCTTGATAAGAATTATAAAGTTAATGAAAGCACAGGCGAAAGAGAACAGATTGATGAAGCTATTACTGGAACAGAGTTACTTTATAGCTTTAGCTCTTTACCTGCAACAATTTCTGTCTCTGATAGCTTACATTATTCTTTATTTGAAGATGATGAAGCTTTAGAGATTTATTCTAGACAGACAGAACAGAACGTTGGTACAATTTCTCTCTATCTTGAACCATCTCTTCCAGATAGCACAGATCAGACAGCTCCTATTCCAGCAGATACACCTAGATTCATTAGAGACTTGAATAAGACTTACTATCCTACTGCTACTGCCGCTTCCGCAGATAAGAGTTTTGACTTCATTATTAATTTAATCGACGAAAAGCTCGATCTTGATGTTGAAGCAGTTGCTGAAGATGGTGGCGCAATTAGCTATATCTTCGGTAGAAGAGAACACTCTGAAGATGAAGGTACAGGTGTTAAGCCTACTGGAACAGTTGGTCTTGTAGCGAAGACTTCTTTTGTTGCTTGGACAAAGCAGGCGATTTTAGCAGGTGCTGTAGATCAGCATGGCAAGCTTGATAGAACATTCTACAAGAAGTTAGAAAATCAGACTTATGAAGTTGTAAGTCAGGTTTATATTGAAGATAGTGATGATGACACTGTTTTCTATGAAAAGGTTGCTAAGACAGTTATTGACAAACCTGGTCATTATTATGCTATTGCAACAAATAGAGCTGGCGGTAAGAAACCTACTAAGGCATATAGTTCTACATTCTATGTTCCTTGGGCAGCTAAACCTACTGCAACAAAGCAGATGCCTTCTAGATTCATTCCTAAGGAAGATGTTTATACTATCGCTGCAAACCCAGAAATTCCTGAATCTAACGTAGGTGAATATCAGAATCAAACTAACGTTCGTGCAACTAAGACAGCTGTACATAATAATGTTACAGTTACACTTGCACCAGAAGTTAGCGTAGATAATGATATCAATGTTCCAAACTTAACATATCAGTGGTATAGAAACCCTAATAACCACTTACAGAGTTTATCTACATTCCACCCAGAGGCTTACACAAGACCTACTGATGGAACTAATAAAGTAACAGATGATGCTTGGGCAGCAACAGAAGCAGCTCTTATTACTAGAGATGGTTGGATACCTATTGAGGGCGCAACTAATGCAACATATACTACAAATGAACCTGGATGCTATGCAGTAAAGATCACTAACTCTTATAATAATAGTAGCAAAGCTACTAACTTATTAGATGCTGGTGTATGCCGTGTTACTAATATGCCTAGTGTTCCTACTGTAGATTGGGATAAGTTCATTTCTGATGCAACAGATCATGGTACTATTGATACTGAAATTGGCATCAGCCTCAATAAGCATATTTCTGAAAGAGCAGATGGTGAAGAACCAGCTCCTATTGATTACGATGAGATCAAGTATATCTGGCACAAGATTACTCTTGCTAAAGATATGCCTGAAGGCTCTGAAGAAAATGCATATCTCTATGATACAGAATATGCTACAGATGCCGACATTGAGCGCCCACAGGGAATCTTAACATTCAATGATGGTCTTACTGATAAGATTCCTTTTGGTTTTAAGAAAACTGGAAACTACTATCTTGAACTTCAGATTACATTAAATGGTGCAACACGTATCATTAACTATGGACAGAAGGAAGATACACCAAACGGTGGAATAGTAATTGGTATTACTAGCGGAAACTAAAGGAGGTATAAGAGATGATTACAACTCCTGAAGAATATTTTAAATATCTTTGAGGTATTGAAGCTCAGGAGCCTCTTTTAGACGATGAAGGTAACGTACAATATGATGAGAATGGGGAGGTTATTATGACGGGTGTTAATCCTAATAATAACCGCCCTATCCTTTCTATCATTCTACCTTCTGATGAAAGAACTTTTGACGTCGATTTAGACAGCAGAGAGATTTCAGTACCTACCTTTTTAAGTGTTCAAAAAGATCATCGCGCAGAAACAGTATATTTCTTAGTCGATAGATTTTATGAATATAAAGATTTAGCAACAACATCTTGTGTTATTGAATATATCAATGCAAAAGGAGAAGGTGGATTCTACGTTGTTCCTTTCTATGATATTTCAACATATAAACATTATATGGATGATAATGATGTCCTCCATCAAGATAAGATGTTGATTCCTTGGTGCATTGAAGGTGATGTTACCAAGGCCCCAGGCGCAGTACAATTTGCGATAAGATTCTATGAATTAGACGCAACAGGAACAGAATTTATCTATAACCTTAGAACAAATACCGCTAGTGCGCAAGTTCTTGAGGGAATGGATGAAAGCATTCTTGATAAAAGTATTGACCCAGAATTATCTCCTAATTTAATTCACCAATTAAATGATAAGTACGACAATATCGTAACAACCATTTATTGGACTGATTTGCCTGGTTTGCATTAAAAACTAATAGAGCCGAAAGGCTCTATTTTTTTTTGGCCAGGTATTATTAAATTTCATTTTATAGCTTTTATTTCTCTTAGAGAAAGAAATTTTGTTATGCTCTATGTGTGAGCATAACTTTTTTTATATTAAGGAGAAAGGAGCAAGTATGGCAGATACTAATGTTTTAATAAAATTAAAATATGGTGCGATATCTACTTTAGCGCAAAGAGAAGAACTAACAAATAATCCTCTTATTGCGCTAGATAGAGGTACTGTATATTTTGCTGTCGATACTACCAATCGTAAAGGTAAGATAGTTTTTGATGCTCCTGTTGGTGCTAGTGGTACAGAAAGAATCGTAATGAGTACCGATGCTGAATACGCAGAAAGGGCTGGTTATGCAACCAACGCAGGAAATGCATCAACCGCCGATTTAGCGAATGAACTTGTTGGCGCAAATATTGATGGTATATTCTTTAATGGTGCAAATGCTATTACGCATTATTCTTCTTGTGCTACAGCTGGAAATGTTGCGGAGAAAGTTGTTAGTTGCGGGAATTATAGACTAACAACAGGCTCTAGAATTGCTGTTAAATTTGGATTTGAAAATAGCGCCAACAACATGTCGTTAAATGTTAATAACACAGGAGCAAAACCTGTTTATTATAATGGCGCGCAAATTGAAGCAAATAAAATATTGGCTAATAAAGTCTATGATTTTATATATGATGGAAATGTATATAATTTAGTAGGAGATTTAGATACTAATACTACTTATCCTGTTGCGGAGACAGGTGTTACTGGATTATTATCTGGAGATCTTTATACTAAATTACAAGGTATAGACTTTGACGCCACTTATCTTACACTACAAGGAACTTCTCCTATTTCAGTAAGTGATTCAGTAGGAGACGTTACAATTAGCCATGATGATACTGATGTAAATGCAGGTAATTATGGAGATACTGAAGCGCAAACACCGGGATTCGGAGACACTTTTAAAGTTCCTAGTTACACAGTAAATAGTATGGGTCACTTAACTCAAAGTGGAGAACATACTGTTACAATTCCAAATGATTTAGTTTCTATTTATACTCCTGGTTTATTTGGATCTACAGATTATAATAATTTCTTGGACGGTATTACCATTGCTGGACATAATTTACAGTTAGGTAGTGTTGAATGGACTGCAGCTGAAGTTAGACAAGCATTGGGACTCTCTAATGCCCTTCATTTTATTGGTAAAGCTACTGCGACTATTTCAGATGGTAGTACCACTGATCCAGGTATCACTGGATATACTACAAAACAACCTGGTGATGTAGTTATAGATAAAAAAAGCTCATATGAATTTGTATGGACAAATGAAGGCAAGTGAGAAAGATTAGGTCCAGATGGAAGTTATTCTTTATCTACTCATGGTCATGGTAATATTACCAATGAAGGTGGCTTGCTTGGTGGAATTATTGGTTCTTCTGTTGTTATAGATTCAAATGGTTTAATTAATTATAAAGATTTAACCGTTCTTGATCCAGACCCAGATGGAACTAATTCTATTACATTTATTGCGCAAATTGAACAAAACGCAGATGGACAGATCGTTCCTATTAAAAAGATTGTTCGAGATGCATCTACTTTAGTAAGTGGCGTTGTTAATACAACTGCACAGAGTTTTGCAGGACATAAAACATTTGCTACTAATTTATCTGTTATTAATGATGCTAGTAATGAATCTACAACAGATTCCTTGGTATATTTCCAAGTTCATAATTCAAATGATTGAGGTTTAACTATCTCCAAAGGCGGAAATAATAAAGGCTTACTCATTGATGGTGTAGGTAGTAAATTATTACAGGTCGGTACGGATGAATTACTTGTTGTTAATTCTTCTGGTCTTACTGTTGGTACCGCCACTAAGAATGTTAATTCTACATTTGCAGGTGATATAAATCCAGTAGCTGATCAAGCCTTTAGTTTAGGCTCTTCTGGATTAAGATGAACCAACTTATATGTAGGTACTAGTGATACCTATGGTTCTGCAACTAAACCTATTTACTGAAAAGATGGTGTTCCAACAGCAACTTCTTATTCACTCGCCGCAACCGTAAATGCTGGCGCGGTAAATAGACTTGCTTTCTATAAAACTGCAAGATCGGTTGATGATGCTGTTGGCGCAAGTTTTGTAACTTCTCAAAACTCAAAAAGTAAAGAAGTTCGTGCTTTACATCTTTGAGGAACAACTGTTGGTAATACAGCAGCCGATTTAATTAGTGGAACTGCTGGTATTATTAGAATGGGCGATGGCGGCCCTCAAATTACTTTTAGTGGTTCTGAATCTGGCACACAAAATGGCGCACTTATTTTTACAGATAATGATAATGCGGGAAGTGGCGTAAGCTGGCATTTTGTCACTACAGAAGGTGATGATGATTTCGGTGGAAATGCTACTGTTACTGCGCCAAGATTTAGAGCAAGAAAAAATTTAACCGTTGGTACAAATAATGAACAGACAGCTTATAGTCTTTATGTAGAAAATGAATCTTATCTTCATGGAGATTTAACCGTCGATGGTAATCAAACCATTACTGGAACTTTTGAATCTACCAATGAAACCAATTCTACATCACGCACTACTGGTTCTGCTATTTTTGCAGGCGGTGTAGGTGTTGCAAAAGAATTATGGGCTGGCAGAATTGGTGTTAGCACTAATTCAATGGTAATTGATAGCGGTAAGGTATATTCAAACCTTACTGGCTCAAATGTAGCTCAGCCTATTAGAACAACTTCTGTATATGCTGATGGTATCGCCATGATTAGTCCATCAGTAGCTAGTGATGCAGGATGAATGAGAGTAACTGGTACTGCTGAAGCAGATACTACTTTAGAAATCGCTACTGGTGATGATGGCGGTGCTGGAGAACAAATTGTCGTTAGACAATATAATACTTCAAATAAAGTTGCTAGAGAAGTTAAATTATTAGATACAAATGGTCAGAGTGTAATGCGCGATGTATTACCAACTACGACTAATGTTAATACTTTAGGTTCTTCTACAAAGAGATGGAAGAATGTTTATATTGGTACGCAAGATACTTATGGAACCACTGATACTCCTATTTATTGAAATGCGGGCGTACCTACTCCAATAGATCCAAGCGCAATGTTTAGTAGTTTCACTTCTAGTGGTAATACTCTTACCGCAGTTATTGCAAATCAAGATAGAAGTGTTAATATAATTAATAGTGTTTCTAACACATATAAAAATGGTGTTACTGGATCTGCTAAAATTACTACAACTGTTAATGGAGTAACAGGAGCTGCTATAAGTATTCCTATTAACTCTAAGAGTGTTGCAGGTTTAGTTCCAGCTGGAGGAACAAGTCATGCAAACATGGCTTGGCGTACTGATGATCAAGGTGTTCCAAGTTGAAGACCAGATGAAACAGCAGCGCCTGTCTTCGAAGACATTACATTATTACATGATGAATGAGACGGTAATCAATATGTAGTTTATTCTAATAATGTAACAGTTGATTCAGTTCAAATCGTATCTTTACCTAATTATACTTTAGCATCAAGTGATGAAATGGATGCGCTTGGAGCTGCTAAATTAGTAGATGGCGGTCAAGCAGCTGGTCGATTTACTTTAGTTGCTCTTGGTGATGTTCCAACGATTGATATTGATATTAGAGTTTGTTATTATTTTAGTACAGATTCTAATGTTATTTCAATGCAAACTGCGGCAGCTAGTGCAAATCAAGCTGCACAATCTGCGGCACAAGCAGCGGCATTTGCTAAGATGCAAGTCAAAAAGATTAGCATTGGACCAAGTAACCTATCAGAAGATACAACGAATACCACTTATCCATATAAGTATCAACTTTCTTGAGCTGGCGTTAAGGCCGATGACTGAGTAGATGGTTCTGGTGTAAGCAATATGGATTGAGCGGTTGAAAGTGGTGCTAATAAGATTATATTACATTTTGCTAAAAATTTAACCGCAAGCACAGCAATTAATATTTATTGAGCAGCTTGTGATGTAGCGTAATACAATATAGGGCAAGTTAAATTAACTTGCCCTTTTTCTTTTTTATATTTATTGATATAAGAAGGAGGTTACTTATGATACAACATAATAATGATAAAGTCGTAGATGCGGATTTAGACGCACTTAAATTATTAATGCTAGATACTATTTATCCAGTAGGATCTATCTATATGAGTGTCAATAATGTTTCTCCTTCTACTTTATTTGGTGGAACCTGAGAAGCTATTCAAGATAGATTCCTTTTGGCGGCAGGTTCAAGCTATAGTGGCGGAACGACTGGTGGTAGTGCAAAGCACACCCCCAGTGGTACCTTAAGTGGTGGTGCAGTTGGAAATCATACTTTAACTGTAGCAGAAATACCAAGTCATGAACATAAATTCAATAGACAGCAATGATATAGTGCAGACGCGCAAACAACGACTTCAGCGGGAACTATTTATAGTTGAAAATCTTCAACGGGTGGAGCTACAAGTTATGGTTATCAAGGCGGAAATGGTCAATATGGCCCAGTTGGTGGTGGTGGAGCGCATAATCACCCATTTACGCAACCAACCTTTAAAGGCACATCTCAGAATACACTTCCACCATATTTAACTGTTTATATGTGAAAGCGAGTAAGTTAATATGGCTATTCAAATTAAGAATGATAATGTTTTAATTAATCATATTAATGATTTACAAAGTTCAATAAATAGTTTAGACAGTAGAATGACTACTGCCGAGAGTAAATTCGCGCAATATCTGCCTTTAACGGGGGGGGGGCTTACTGGGCCTT